TATGTTTTTTATAATGAAACATATCAAAAAGAGTGGATAAATCGAAAAATAAAAAGCATTACCGGTATGTAATTATAACGTTCGAAAAATATATTTTCAATTAGAATTTACTAAAAACGTTCAACGGTAATACAATTTTCTTTTTAATTACTTTGGTAGGACTGGTACCAAACATTTCATTAATATTTTTTTTAGGTCTAATTTTTGATAGATACGTACGTATAAACTCATGTGAACTGAATAAATTGTTATTATTAAATTCTGGTTTAATATATACAAATCGCTGATTAGCAATATTATTCTTTTCATTGAGAACATACCATTCTTTTAAATCAAATTTAAATTCATGTATTATATGGATTATACTTTGGATCATGAACCATCCAATAATTCGAACTCAATGGTATCTCATCATTAGTGGTATCTGTACTAGTAAAATATATCTTCATGATAATTACTGCAGCTGCTAATAATAATGTAATAGCACTCATTTTTACAATCTTTTTATTATTAAAGTAACTAAAATAAAAAAAATCAATTTTAAAATCTATATTTAAACACTCGAAGGGATCTTTTGTCCTTAAACACTGGTACGAATGGTACAGTAATAATTTCATTAAATCCTTCTTTAATATCGGGTTGAGTATATTTTTTGGCTGTGATATGTGAGATTGCAGTTTTTTTTTCGAGATACGTTCTATATTTATTTAGATGTTGGCATAATTCGACTGAACTATTAAACCAAATACATCGTATTGGTATACCTTCTTTTTTTGCTATATTAATATAATCACTGCGTATAGTGACTGACAAATTGGTACTATCAACGTATACAGATTTCTTTTCTTCTAATGCTAATTTACACGTTTTTTTATCTTGAATACGTATGTATCCTGCTTTTTCACAACCACTTGTAGTGTACCAAGAAGATTTTCCAGCACAGGGAAATCCTACAGCGATTAAAAGTTCTTGTGTTTTAGGAAAAATGACTGTAATATTTGGAGTAGGAAATTTGAGAATAGCTTGAGGATCGTATCCACCCCATTCGAAATCTTCTTCGGGTAATTTTTGAAAAAAATGTTCAGGTGTTTCAAATTTAATTTTAGCATTTTTTGCAAATTTACGATCAGAACATGAGAAATCATTTGGCCTACCCGCTGCATCCCCAACAAACAATGCATCTGTTGGAACTATTTTATTATTAAAATGTTTTATAAAAAGATACCACATACCCGGACATGGTTTTCTATTCCAATCATTTTTGGCAGACATGAAGAAGATAATATTTTTGACATTTAATTCTTTAATCATATTATTAATTTTTGCGGACAACATTGGTAACTTTTTTTTTCCACTAATTCCAGATTGGTTAGAGAAAACGACAATTGTGTATCCGTTGTCATGTAATTTTTTTAATTCAGCTAGTACACCTATCCCCCATTGATAATCTTCAGCATTAATTGGAAATATTTTACCACTACGGGTTTGAATCAAAGTTGAATCTAGATCAAATGCCCTGATTTTTGTTGACCCTTCAGTTTCAGTACGCCCATCAATAATGAATACAGATTGATTAATTGTTACGTATTGTTTTAACATTAAACAGTATGTACTTAGCCCCAATAGTATAAAATAGGATCTAGCCTAAAAAAGTTTTCAAATAATGGGTCAAATGATAAACTTGGCCAATAACTTCTAACTAATCCCCAATTAATAGTAACTTTTTCTTCTACTGCTGGCCAATTAAAACCTAGATCATTCATGAGTTTCATTAAATCTTGGCAACCCCCAATGTAACCTTTACATTGATTTAATGTATGAGATTTACCCGAAACCAGCGTTTCCCTCTTGTCGTACGAGCCCACCCAAATTTGAGGAAATGTTCGATCGCCACAAATACCACAATTATCGCAAAAGATTGATACTGTTTTACTTACACGTGTTGGTAACACATAAATTTCAATTTTATTAGGATACATTTTTTGATAGGCAGTTAACATAGACAAAGCTTTTTCTGACCAACCGCAACCGGGTTTGTAAATAATATAAACTTTTTCTGGTTGACTTACTTTAGTTTCCATTTAAATACTATATATTTAAAATTGAAAAAAAAATAATGTTCAATTAAAAAACAATATACTTATCAGAAATATTATATCTTATGTCACTAGTAAAAACGAATATAAATGTCAACAGCATAACCCCAGAGTTAATCTTAAGATTGGAAACAATTAATGAGCAATTGAAAGTGAAAATTCAGGAAAACGAGAAACATATTAATTATTTAAAAACTCAATTGAATATGATACATCAACAGTTAAGTAATTGATAATATATATTCATTGTATTTTTTAACATTTTTTCTGTATTACAATCTTCGCTAATATTTTTGTACCATTCTTTGAGAGTAAATAGGATTTCATATATATATGTTTTTATAAACATAGAGATATAGATAGGAAAAGAATTGAGATCAAATACTTTGCTTAAAATATTGTCTTCCGGTATTTCAAAAGATACTATACATTTATTTTGTTTTGAATAGAATAAAATACTATTAAAATTACAGTCAGGGATAATATAATGAAATAATAATAGTAAGACATATGATTTAGTAATATGATATTCACCTAAATGACAAATAATATTTTCCAAGGGAACTAAATCAGGTTCTTTTGACATAATAATAAAAGGATATTCGTTATCGGTATGTTTGAGAGTAGGATACATTTTGAGTATATGAAATTTAATAGGTACTAGTTCAGTAAGTTTATTTTTTAAATTATTAACATAATTAATTTGATCAATAAAATTTTTTGAAGAATTTAGTATTGGTCCATATACAATAACAGACACTGGACAGTATCCTTCTGGATAGCATATTTTAGCAGAATACAATTGAGAATTGTCTAATGGTTTAATACTTATTGTATCAAATAATAATTCATGTTCGTACAGGTGTGTTTCAATAATTTCAGTATTATTGAATGACAGGGGATTTGATTGTAAATAATAATTAGGTGTTACAATCCAATATATTTGACCTTTGATAATATCCCCAATAAGAAATTTAATTAATTTTGAGTATTTAGTGAAAGTATAATTTTTTGTTTTTTCGATTTCAAGGAGATATTCATAAGCATCTTTAAAATAGGGGTCAATGTCATCAGATACATTAGCAAGATAATTACCTTCACGTTGATTAAATTGTATGTGTGTTTCTTTATTTGAGTAATTTTTGTACGAACCGTATGATTTCATAATTTCTTCTTGGGGCCAACTATAAATATCTGGAACTGTACAATCAGTAGGAATATTTATTTTAAAATTGAATAAATAATAATTAGTTGATCTACCTTTTTTTGGATTCATTCCGCGACCGCGTTTAGTACTAAGATCTAGTGCGTAGTTTGGAATAGAATATTTTCTGCGTTGAAAAATAGTTTCGTTTTGTTTATTATTTAAAAACAATGCCAGATTTTCAGGACTCGTAATAGTAATGTTGTCTGGAATATGAAAAATATTACATGGCGATTTGAAAAGAATTGTTATTGCAAATAATAAATTATAATTTGAATTACCTAACCCGTATGCATTGGCAAGATACAATCTTTTAATTATTTTTGTTAATAATTTATTTGGGGTAAAACCTATTTCATGTAGCATATATTTATTGGTAATGATACCCCAAATAATCATAGAAGCTTTAGTGATATTTATATCTGATAATTTACCAAAAGAACCGAGTCTGCCAATAATTTGGTTATGATATTTTTCTTCAATATTTACTAAATTTAATAAGTGAGCGAAGAAATAAGTATTATTATAATTTTCAGTAGACAAGGCTTCAACGAATTGAACTAGTGCTGAAAAAATATCTACTTGGTTCGTATCACCTTTTTTTTCTTTTTTAACCGTTTCAATAATATAGTCTGCTGTATTTGGGAATTTTGCGCGGAATGCATTAAAATCAAAATTCTCTATTGATTCTGGGTCCGGTGGATATTGAAATTTTGTGAGGTAAATTAATAAATTGCCGATCATTCTATTTTTTTTTGAACCTACAAGTATTTTAATTAATTTGATGCATAAAATGTCGGCTTCTAGACGATCAGCTGAATCTGTCCATTTTTTATAAATATTCCAGGCGTACAAGATTAAATTTGGTTCTGCCAAACCAATATCTTCAGTTGCAATAGTAAACAATTTTTTAAAGAGGAAGAATTCATTATTACTATTATACAATTCTCCTGCCCAAAATAGCGATTGATCAAGTAATCCTCTTCTTATGCTTTTTTGTAAACTTGATACAACTTCGTCAAACAAATATAGATGTTTAGTTGTGGTCATTCGTGTCGTGTAATGTAATGTAATTACGTTCGCGTTTAAGTACGTATTAAAATTTACTAAAGTGTTCTTAATGGAAATCACAATATATGACCAATCAGAAAAAGTAATTGAAAAATGGATTGATGTTTTTATTCTTGATGGATTCTCCGATCAAAAAAAACTAACAGATAAATATACTATTAAATTTGCGTACGGGCCCGATTTAGTAAAATCACTTCAACCGGATGCGATTGTTTCTGAGACAAATGAAACATTAAGTTTTAATAATGAAACTATTCGGAATGAATTTAAATCGTTTAGGCGAGAAACTTTACCAATTGGAAGTTGCATGCTTACAGCACCTGCTGGCGCACCATTAGTAATTTTAACTCCAACTGTACGCTTAGACGAGGACATCAGTGCTAGTGAAAATGTGCAATTAGCAATGTATTCAGTAGTCAGATTTTTATATTGGTACAATAAACATAATATTGGACCCAAACAAATCAAAAAAATATTAGTACCATGTTTTGGCAAAATGGATCCAAGTGCGGCCGCCATGCAAACATTTACGGCTCTTGAAATGACATTAAAGCCGCGATTTGTCAAGAAAGCACCTGGGGAGAATTTTCATCCGAACGGATACATTCTTGACAATTGAAAGTAAAACAAAAAAATTTGCAACGAGTTGGCCACTCGGTCAGCATTCTACCTGGCAGAAAACTCCGCATTTACCCAATGCTTTGCAGCAACCTCAGCAACTGCCTTGGCGTCACCCAAAGCAGTCCTATCGGCCAAACCATGGTCCCACATGGTCTTCTGCATTTCTGCTTCCCTTGCAGTCCTTTCGGCGGCTTGTGCTGCCTTTCGGGCAATGAGTTGTTCTCGCGACATCGCTTCCAACTGATAATACAGGTCCATCTTTCCTACTGAAAAATATGGGGCGAAGTCTTTTCAGGACGAGTGCAAGCGTTTTTTTTCATTTTTTATGCAATACCGCAACCGATTTTGAATAAATATAGTTACCAAACTTGATTTTTATTTTAAAAAGTATCCTTTAATGTGTTTTATGGCATAACATTTATTTGAATAATGACCTTTTCTCCCACAACGATAGCAAAAATCAGAGTCGCTTGAGTCGCTTGAGTCGCTTGAGTCGCTTGAGTCAATTGAGTCGCTTGAGTCGCTTGAGTCGCTTGAGTCGCTTGAGTCACAATCTGAATAGCATTCTCCTTCAGCTTCACAGCTGTCACAAACTTCAACAAATGGACATTTTGATACGTAATGATCATTCGATCCACATTTATAACATTTATTTTCAGAACCATTAATCATAGATTGAATCATTTTTTTTTGAGCTGCAGTTAAATTAATTCTGCAAAATGTGCCTCCGCGGACATTATTAATACCATATTTTGCCATATACTGCAATGTATATTTATCCTCATCATAAGCGTCACAGTTTTTGATTAATTCTATAATTTTTAATGGTCGATACTTTGTTGTCCAAGCCGAGCCACGGTAATGAAAATGGGTTGACAGCCGAAAAGATAGATTGGTTGTTTTGCCAATATAATATTTATTATCAGATAGTTCTAGTACATAAATGGATACCATTACTATATCTCGATCTGTTTATCTTTATATAATTATAATTACAATTACAGGTCAAGATTTATTCAATCGTTCCCCAACAAAGGACACATCTTGACGTCACTCTTGACTACACTCCGACATAAAAAATGGTGATGTCACACCCGTAGTCAAGTGCGACGTCAACCTTGCCCCTCGGTAGTCAAAAAAAAGACAATCTTTACCATTTTTTTTAAAATGATGGCATTGATTTATATTTGACTAGGCAGCTAAATAGGGTAGGAACATATTCCACTGGTGCAGACAATGGGGGAGGCAGAGGGGGAAAATCAAGGTTGGCACCACCTACACCAACTTGCACACCATAAAGTTTAATATCTTGTTTGGTGTTGAATGAAGGAGTAGGAGCAATGCTTGTACCAGTTCCAAGATAAGCAGCATAATCCGAGTTACTAATATCGGCAAATGTGTAACGGCATAGAAGAAAGTTTCCTACACGTACTTCGACTGCATCCGCCCCAGCGACTGAAGTAGGGTGACCAGTTGTATCTAGATGTTTGAGTTCCAATTCAACGACAACATTGCCAGCTGGAAGAACTAAATCATTTCCATTTTTATCAACTAATGTTACACCTGCACCTAACACTTGCGTAGTGTTTCCAGTGTTAAAATTACGATTGTATCCAACTATAGTTTGAGACATAAAGTATAATTTAATTTAACAAAAAAAAAACAGTTCGGTTACTATTTACAGTGATGGGAAAGGTACTAGTTTAAGTACAACACAGAATTGCGTACCATTGTTATCGAGATTAGCAGGACCCATACCAACACTATTAAGAGTTAGATTGGTAGGAGTTGTCTTGGCTAATACTGGGGAAGTTGAAGTGCCAGCACCAATATCAGCAACAAATGCATTAGCAGTTAGGTCTGATAGTAGGGCAGACAGCCAGACACTAGATCCACTTTGAACATTCACAGTAGTTGCACCTGCACCTGAAGTTGGTAAAGAAGTTGTATTTAGCCAACGAAGTTGAGAAGATGCTACAACATATCCAGCAGGAAGCACAAGATTGTTTCCATTTTTATCAACGAGTTGAGTTCCAGCGCCTAGAACCTGAGTTGCAACACCCAGACTGGCATCTCGGTTATATCCTTGTAGAGTAATTGACATAATTGTAATTATATTATATTATTAGAAAAAAAATAAATTGAAACCAATGATTATCCAAAATATGTCATTCGCATAGATTGGTCAAATTTTTTTTGAGAAATTAATTTTTTGATTTCAGACACAAATTCGGGAGAAAAACTAGTAAATCCAACTGACCGAAGTAATTCTGTAATTTCTTTTTTAATCGGAAGAATATAGCAAATATTACCATTCTTATTTAAGTATTCGAATAGTTTTTCTGGTTGAAAATATATTGACGCTCGTAAAATATAATAAGGAATAACATTAGTTGTTTGTTTAATGATTGTATTTTTAACATCATCTCCACCAAAGTGCTGAATAATTTTTGCGCATTGGTTTAATGCAAATTGCCGTTCTCTCTCAAAACTAGAGTAAAAAATTTCGAATGGCTGATTATTTTGTAGCAGTCTAAAAATAATCATTAAAATATTCGAACCTATTTCAGCCAATGTTTCATTTGGATTATTATGTATTTTTTTATTTTTTTTAATTTCAGCGATATCTTTAATGTCATTCATGTTGATAACGGTATTACCAAAAATAGGTGTAGTTTCTGTTTTTAGTGAAGACAAGAAACTAACTATTTTTGTATCTTCAGCGACATCACGATCACATCCAACTGAATGGAGAAATTCATGAATAAAAACTTTAATATACTCTTCACGTCGATATATTAATATTTTTCTTAAATTAGTAGGATAAATAATTGTATATCCTGAGTTAACATTTTGCGGAGTTAAGTATTCGCCTGGTTTTGGTAATAATTTAGGTACATCAGTTAATAGAAACTTAATATCATAATTATAATTATTCGCCGTTGGGTATAATCGTTTAAGTAGAAGGAATAATTGAACTAATTCAGTACATTCATCTTTAGTACAATTGGCAAATGTTATTCTATCATTGGTGTCGACCCAGAAATTAAACTTAAGAGGTTTTGTTTCCAATTCATATTGAATTTGAGTTGAAACGAATGGCTCATAAAGAAATGAATACCTGCCATCACGCAATTCATCAATATTATCATAATAAATGTCTCTAAAAAATGTTCCCGTTTTGTCTAAGAATTGAATAAATAATTGAATTTTAGTATCGAGATTACTGTTGCTGTAGTAAATATTATTTAAATTTTCTAATGTTGATTTTGTATTATTTGTAAGATAATCATTCGATCTCATTTTTTTGTAGGCGTGAGGGAAATAAAACATAACAAGTGGCATAGTTGATACATTTTTAGCCATTTGAATATGGTCCCTCATTTTACACATAGTAAGAATCGTTTTTTCATTACTTTTTTCAACACCTGTGATTAAATTATATACAGCATTATCTAACATAGTATAACTTAAATTTTGTTCGGCAATAGGTTTGATGTTTTCAGTACTGTAACATCCAAAAATATTTATTTTTAACAAATGTATTGCATTCCATTCTTTTTTGGCTTGTAAAAACAATGATTCTAAAAAATTAAAATCTTTTTTTGACATACACACACACACACACACACACGTCTTTGTTACCCACCAAGAAATTATTTTGTTTGGATTAAATAAATGCAGGTACATGCACTAGTTTTCTTCGATTCGATTCAAAAAAAAAGGTTAGATAGCAAAGTATATACTGATGGCAAAATGAGTAATGAATTTATTGAATTTGGGTCAAAAACATTACTAAATAAAATCGATTACACTAATCCAGAATTTGCTATTGCAATAGGTGGAGAGTTTATAATATATATTACGATAGTTGATGATTTAGGATGTGGGTTACTAATGTCAAATATTCCAAATAATATGCAATTACTACATCTTATCTCCAAAAAACTAATTATTGATTATACGATTAGAAATTATATTCCACAAACAAGCGCCGAAATTAAACAATATTTCAAACATAAGGAACTTATTGATCAAATTGATGAGACAAAAAAAGTGTTGACCCGAACATTAAGTCAAGTTCTTGAACGTGGTGAAAAAATAGAAGAATTAGTTGCTAAAACTGAAACATTATCTGAAACTTCTAAGGTATTTTTCACTAATAGTAGAAATCTTAATAGTTGTTGGGGATGTTTCAGGTGGCCACGTTGGTTAAGTTTACCATGAAAATCGCGAATTAGTTGCTGGTGTTTTTTTTGACATACTAAGAGTATTAGTTGGCATTACTCTCATCAAACTTGGGTCTACTGTCTGCATTGTGTAATTTTGCCTCCTTTCATTGTATGTTTGCGAACTATGACCAGCACGATCAGATCTCGGATCTAGTCTACCTGGTAATTGCTGTTCGATTCGGGAATTACCTTGGCGAGCTTCCATTGCCCTATCAGAATAAATTTGGATAGTGGGGTGCATTTGAGGTGCTTCACTTGCTCCACCATGTCTCACGTATCCGTCAACATTTGCGACTTGGTCTTTACGAGTAGGATCAGGTGCTCTAATTTTTGTAATTGTTGGAGCAGTGTGACCAGTTGCATATGAAGAAGCTACACCATCCCAAATATATTCTTGCTTACGTGTCGAATCCGGGGCCCGTGGTAAATTGTATACACTTGTCGATTGAGTGCCAATATTTCCATTCGATCCTTCTTGTTCCGCATAATATTGTTTAATTGTCGATTGTGGGGCATTTGGATGTTTTTGTACAGACGTCTGTCTAGATCCAATCTGTCCTTGCACAGTTGGCCTTTCAGAATAATATTGTTTAATTGTAGATTGTGGTGCATCAGGAAGATCATGAATATTTGTACCTTGAGAATCAATATTACGTGTATAACTTTTATTTACATATTGTTCCTTAATAGTTTCCTTTGGTGCTTGTGGATTGAGATAATCGTTTGCGCTCATTGTATCAATAACTCCGCCACGTTTGAGTTGACTGATAATTTCTTGTTTCTTAGTATCAGGAGCCATGCCAATTGGTAAAATATATTTATTTCCACCATCCGGATCGACAACATTTACATTTCCAGTGCGGAGACTGTTCATAAGAAAGAAATTTCTGCGTTTAACAGTTTCGTCTTTAGTAAATTCAGCAATACCATGTTCGAGTGCACCAATTGTTCCTGCTGCGCGATCAACACTACCTAATGGTAATTGCCCGACAGTATTTCTACGCAGATTCTCAACAAGTTGTCTATTGAGATCTTGTTGAGAGTAATGTTGTTGTTGAGATGGACCATCTGGATTTAGTACTCCAACATTATTTAAATTATTACTGCGATGACGAACTTCATGACCTTCTGCATCGCGGCTAACTTCTCTATCTGGACCACGAGATTGACCATATCTTTCGCTAGGAGTTAATTTTCTATTAGTATTCATAACAATTTCTGAGCGACCTCGAGTAGACCGCGATGTAACATTTGGTGTATGAATTTTGTCGCGATTATCTTCCCAAACTGTTGGATTTTTTTCGCGTGTCCAATCCATTGTTTCAGTTGTTGAATTAGCAAAGTTTTCCATACGGCCATACATCACATGATTTCGAAAATCAAATTCTGGGCGAGTTTTATTCTTTAATTCTTCATACGTTGGCACAGGTGGCCTCCAAAATGGATGATAACCTTCAGAACCACAATTTGTATAACCTTTATTTACACCTGGCCCAACTTGTGTCCATGCCCAATCTGGCCGAACACCTTGTTTATATTTATGAATATTTAATCGTTCAGTTAAATTTTGGTCATCTTCATCACGAGTTCCATCGTATGTGTAATTAATATTTGGCACATTTGTTTTGTATGGAGTAAAATGCGGTTCAATTTCGCGTTTTTGAAATTCGCGGTTCATAAAATTTCCCGTATGAAATTCAAGGGTTGAGTTGTAATCATTATCCGTTACACTTCCATGCTGTCCCTTAAATGCAGGGACCATATTTATATGAGTGAAATCATTTTTAATATTTTTTCGCCTCTCTGGCGCATCACGTCTCGTTCTATGATTATTAATTTTGGCTGGAAATGTATCTGAATTAAACATTTCGAGACCTTCATTTATAATTATAGCATTTTGACTATTAAAATTACAATGTTTTCTGCCTTTTTTATCTTTGACAGTACAATCAACATAACTCATTTAAAAAAATTTACTTTACCCTTGGATTAGAAAAAAAATTACGTTTTAAACCATAGTTCAATTTCACGATCAGCAGCTGCTGGGGAATCGGAACCATGAATTACATTATGACCAATATATGTACCAAAATCACCTCTAATAGTTCCAGGAGTTGCTGTCACTGGATCAGTTGACCCCATTAAATAGCGTACCATAAATACAATATTTCCTTGATCAGGATTCGATAAAATCATGGCAACACATTTTTTATCACATAAATGCTCAACAATTTTATCATAAAACTCTTTTCCTTTATGTTCTGCATAATGTGTTTCAATGATCTCACGAGTTGGTTTGACTACTTTTAATTGCTCAATTTCTAACCCTTTTGATTCAAATCGTCTGATTATTTCACCAACTAATTTTCTTTCTACACCTTCTGGCTTAATTAATACAAATGTTCTAGCTTTGGTTAACATAATATAATTTTGTTAATTTTAAATACGCTGAATAATCTTTAAGTACCAAAATTGAAAAAAATCTATTTAAATACAATATGTATCTTAAATTTAATTATTAACTGTATGAACGAGAAATATCTAGATGTATTAGTACGAAGACAAGAGAAATTCAATAGAGAAGCTCCTATTGCACAACATGTTATAATTATTCAAAAACTGTATGGAGACAAATTAATTGAAATAAAAAAAAATGTTCAAAAAACAATTAAAAAAAAACATTTGCATGAAATGGTAATGAAAGAACAACGTCAAATAATTTTAGTAGAAAACCAGAAAACTGAAGATGCAAAATGGAAGCCACAAACTGCATCTGACAAATATATATTTCCAATTATAGAGAAATGGAACACATCATTTAAAGCTGAAAAAGAAAAATTCTATCATGCTGCATTTGTTCTGACATGGTTCGTTCATCCAAAATTTGGAATATGTTTTACAGGTGGGATTGAACGCTGGGGAAAAGATAGAAATAAAATGAAACCATTTGGTGGAAGGCGCGAACATGAAACAAATGAAACGCGTGAAATTACAGCTACACGTGAATTATTTGAAGAAACTGCTGGATTGATTGAGATTCCACCAAAAGACATTAATAAATTGCCCTGTGTTTTTATACTCAAAACGAATCCATGCTATCTGCTTGAAAATAGAATTGACCATAATGAATTTAGACGGCGATTACAAAATCAAACGGATAAACATTGTCAAGAAATGAAAGCTGTTGTCCATGTTTCTTACGAAGAATTTTATGATCTTAACCTGTCAGAAAACGACATCCCTGGTAATGGAATAAGAGTCAATGATATTAGTGGACGAAGTACCCATGTTTCAGCATTCTTTCTTCATGCTCTCCGTGGATTTGGCTTCGTCTAATCAAAAAAAAGTAAACATCAGTCTTTTTTTTTAAGTAGATGGGTAAAAACACCAATTTAAATCATGGCATATTTTTTCGAATATAGAATCCATTTGTTCGCGTTTTTGTCTCGATTTTAGTAATGGACAAAAATCTAACATATTATCCATCTCTAACAATTCGAAAAACTTATGAAAGACATATGCATAATTTAAAAAGTTTGATCGGTCATCTGGACAATATTTATTAAATGGCTCAAGAATATCCCGAAACATATTTCTCAATCGTTCTTCTGTTTGTGCAGATAATACGGGAGGCGATGGGCCACCTATATGATTAAGAATATAAGGAATATGTTCGTAGTATTTAGAGAGTTTTAATTTTTTAAGATAGTCACGTGTTTGACCATTTGTTAGCGTTTTATAATCTTTAATACCATCTTTAGCTATCTGATCTTTAAGCCTAGTATATACATATTCCGGAATATATGTCGATTCTTTACCCTGTAATTGATTCATCCATTCATTAAAATGATTAATCTTTTTGTATTTGAATTGGCAATTTGTTTCTTTGTTTTCTTTGGATTCTTTGTAAGTTGGCCGACCATTATCAATGACAACTTTTTCTTCAACGGCACAATTTGTACAAATTGCTTTTCCATCAGAATTCACAATTGTTTTTACTTGGTTACAATGTTTACATTGTGTATGGTAGTCATCATATACAAGTACAGCTTTATTATCTTTAGTATTATTTCCATATTTTCTAAGGATTTCATTTAAAATATCTTTATTCATATTTGAGTCAGCATCAACGTATTTCACTACACCATATTTACTCATTTTTGTTTGCTTACTACGAATTTTGTGTTTTTCCCCCGATTTTATTTGATCAGAATAATGAGAATAAATCCGTAGTACATCAACAAAATATTGGTTTTCGTTTTCATTCTTTTTAAGTTCTTCGATATTTTCTTTGAGTTTAATAATTTTATCATCCATTTCTTTGATTGAGTCAGGATCAACATCTAAATCAGCAAACAGTTTTTCTCGTTTTTTATTAAAATCGGCTAATTGTCTATGTAATTCGAAAATATCTGTTCCGTAATTACGAAAGTATTTGAGCATCTGCTGGTGCTTAAAATTTAAGGTAATTCGGTTATCATCCAACAAAGGTTTGTCTGGTTTAATCTTAAAAATAGCTGACATTATTATGTTAAGTTAAGATATTAAATCTTATTACAGATTGTCTTTAAATGGAAAAATTTATGCAACAATACTAAGATATAAAATTACTCCTGGTTTTTGATATTTGACACGATGAGTACGTTCGTCTGAAAATTCACACCCAAATCCTCGATTTTCTAATTCACTTCGAATTTGAAGTAAATTTAGTAATGACATTTTTCCCTCAGAAAATGTAATCGGAATTTCATTAATTCGCTGTAATTTGTTTTTTTTCGTTAGTTTCATTACTTTAGTATAAATTGTGTATCTGATTTTATTAAGTAATTCTTTTTCCGCTTCGGGTAATTCACTTGTTATTTTTGTCAATAATTCTCCATTAGAAAAATCTGATGGAAATTGTGAAAGATTGTTTTTTTCAGGTCTATTTTTTTTATCCCGTTCACGTATTTCTTTTCTACGCTGGAGTTCTCGTAAAAGTTTAATATCGAGTTCTTGGTCATCCGAATCACTATCACTCTCATTTACTTTGATACGATCAAGATCAAGTTCAGTTTCATTAAGCTGAACTTTGGCTGGAGCAAAATCGGCCTCAGTAATATTCTTTTTTGTTTTCTTCGTACTTAGTATTTCTGCTGCTACAGATTCATAACTCATCGATGTTTAAGTTTAATTTAACTTAATATTCTTTAAGTTACTATTGGTCGCGTCTGAATTTAAAAAAAAAACACTGCTGTTACATACAAAGTAATGAGTAATAGAACAGAGTGGATTAATCGAATTACAGATCAATTAATAAATCCATATTATACATTTATTGAAAATACAGCTACATATGGTAGGAAAATTGCAAAAACACAGAAAAAGCAAAGACCATTAATGGAATTTCAAAGATTATTAGAAAAAGTACCTTTACTTGATACAGCTAAACAACTTGAAGTATATAATAATTATTGTCGTGATATTGATTGCACTAATTTAACAAAAAATATTACTAATTGTTTCATTAGTAATGCTAAAGTATATTCATCGGTTCAAGATGCCGCAAGTAAAGGTAAAAGAATTGATCTAAATATTCCAGAAACACCACGATTTTTTTACGAATGTTTGATCGATATCGCACGTGAATCCTGGGAAAAAGCATACCTACTAAATAAACGTGGCAATGCTATTGATATTCAAAAACGCGTTCAAATGTCAAAAGATTTGATCAGAGATTCTATTGCAAAAAGTATTCGCAGATTGGTAACTGACGCAATCGTTATTACAGATCAACCAGTTATCGGCGGTAGAAAAGATAAACCTAACGACGAAGACGAAAAGTCTGACGAAAAGTCTGACGAAAAGTCTGACGAAAAGTCTGACGAAAAGTCTGACGAAAGTTATGAAGGTGGATCAGCTGAAGACGAAAAGTCTGACGAAAGTCACGAAGGTGGATCAGCTGAAGACGAAAAGTCTGACGAAAGTCACGAAGGTGGATCAGCTGAAGACGAAAAGTCTGACGAAAAGTCTGACAGTGGATCAGAAGTAGATGTACAAATTAATAAACAATCTGGTGGCAGTGAAAAAGAAGAATCTGAATCGCACGTCAGCGAAGGTGCCATGGTTGTTAGTGATATTGATGAGCCAGAAAAGCCAGAAAAGCCAGAAAAGCCAGAAAAGCCAGAATCTATAAAAATTAAATTTGATGTAAACACACCACATGATATTAAAATGATGAAAATGTTAGATGGTGCCGATAAAGATAAAGAATCTGTACCAGAAAAAAAATCTGACGGTGTATTCTTTGATCTTGATGATGTAGCAAGTGTCCCCACACAAATGGCAGACGAGGATGATATTGAGGATGATGATGATCCGTCAGAAGTAGATCCGAAATCAACCCCAACCAATGCAATTCCTAAACCCGAAGTTGTAAAGAAAGTGGTTAAAAAAGTTGAACCTGAACCTGAACCTGAACCTGAACCTGAACCTGAACCTGAACCTGAACCTGAACCTGAAGTCAAGCAAGTTGTAAAGAAAGTGGTTAAAAAAGTTGAACCTGAACTTGACGACCAAGAAGAGGAAGAATCGGTTGGTGGTAGTAATGTAAAAATTAGTAAAAAAGAGTTTGAGCAATTTCAAAAACTTAAAAAATTTTACAAAACACAAGTAGAGAAAAAAAAACAGCTCGAATTAGTTAAACAGGTTGTCCAAGAAGAACTACAAAAAATAAAACAACCTGCAACCACGCGTGCAGTCAAGCGAGTTAAAAAAAGAGGAGTTACTAAAAGTTCAAAATGTTTAATAGACAATTAAACATTCAAATTAATACCAGGGTTATATTTTCCTGGTTCATTTTTTAATTTATTTTCGACTTTTCTAATTAATACTTCATCTTTAATTTTAGGTTTAGGTTTAGCTTTACCTTTATTTTTTTCTTCACGATCAATTCTCACATTTCTTCTGAAAATTTGCCAATTTTTTTCATTATTTTCCCAAAGTTCTGGGGTGCCAGTACATAATTTAAATGGTGCAAGATTTTCAGGGGCTTTATAATAGAAAACTTTTTCACTAACAGTTTTAGCTGTAGGGTCAGTATTATCAACAACAATACATTGATAATCTCCTGTTAATTGTTTCATAACTTTATTAAATATAGCAAAACTTGGAAACATACCACAATACTGTTTATATATTCTTTGCCTATTGTCAATATTCTCATCATTAAAAATAAATACATAATCTGCTTGAGTACGTAAACTAGGAGGAATACCCATAGGATGTTGCATACATAAGAAAAATGTGATTTTTGCATGACGACCATTATAGAAAATAAATTTAATATCAACATTAGTACACCATTTAGTATCATCGAGACAATCGTCAAAAATCAGAAAAGCTTCTGGATTAATATTACTATATCCATATTTTTCGATTTCTTCTTCGTATCGATCAGTTTCATCCATTTGACGCGAAACAAATTGGGCTAGTAATTTGTCACTATATTCATGTTTAAATATAGCTGCTGGTGCAAATCTCTTATAGCTTTTATTCATGTATTCAGTTCTACTTACAATAATACCAATAGGAATGGCTTGCATATGAAATAAAATATATTTCAATAAATATGTTTTACCACTATTGCGTTTTCCAATAAGAATATATATTTTATTATGTTTTATTTTTTTAATATCAAATTTTTTTATATCTAATTCAAAAATTCCATTTGCATTTATTGACATAATGTAGATTACTTTACTCTTGAAAAAAATAAAATGATCATATTCGCGATTTAATTAATTTAAAATGGAGCACTTCCTGTCATAATTTGATCAATTTCTGATCCCCCTTGCTGACTAGTTACATTAGATAATGTTTTACACACAAAATATACAACACTACCAGATAATATTGCAACCAATAGACTATTCAATATAATTGTTTTATTATAATATGATGATTGTTCATCATCGTTTTTTTCTAATTCTCCTTCTTTAGGTGCCGGTCTTGATTTTCTAAGAAATAGGAAAATCAAGGAAATAAAACCTATGGCTAAACCGGATAAAATAGAATAATTTGTTAGTTCTTTGGTCATTGACTTAACTTTGTAAGTAGAAAAAAAATACAAAATGTTTTTATACACTATTTAATTATCGTTTTCCATTGAACTAACGTCACTAGGTGTCGCAGCAGCTTCGGCTAACAAACGTTTGCGTTCTGCCCGATCTTTCTCCTTACGTTCTTTATTCTTCTCTTCGATCTTGCGCATTTCTTCCTGTCGCATCTTTTCCAAAAATTCAGCTCTTTCTGCTCGATTTTGCATGTATCCGCGCAACAAATCATTCATACGTGAATCCCGAGTTGTTTGATCCTGAATCAAGGAAACATCAGGGTTAAATGGAGTCCATTTATACATTTCCCCAGCGACAACATCGAAATTTTGATCAATGTCTCCCAAAAGTTTAGCTCTTTCTTTTAGATATGTCAAACCGGATGGTGTATTCGGTGCTGTACCGCGAATTTTAAATCCATTCTCAAATTGCATATTGGGATACATATTGACACAAATATTTTTAAGAGACTCGTGATTAAGAAATTTAAAATCATTGTATCGCATTGACAATACTTCCATAAATTCTTTCTCAAATGGATCCATACGAATTAGTAGTTCTGCATTTTCAGCGTCGATTTCAGGAATCGCCAACCCCTTTTCATCGATTTCTTTTTGATATTGTTCCAAAATTAATCGCTTCAAAATATCAAGGTTTTGCAATTCGGGTGCAACCGTAATCATTCGATGCTTAACTAAAAACATCAAAAACTCTTTCATCATTAATGTTTCCCTTGCTGCTACAATTGTTTGCGGCGGTTGAGCAAACGAGACCAAAAATAGTCCACCACTTCTCTCCATACCCTGCTCAGGAGGGTCATTTGTCATATAATTCATTGGATCTGTCATTAACTTTGATAAGTAGTTATTGAAATTTCTTTAAATAAAAATAAATAACGCAAAACTTCTAGGCGTCTGAAGACTAGTAACAGTCCTTGCAAACCGGGAAGTACACTTGTTGTGTTTCACCAGAAGGCGAAACGACTTGTGCCTTGCTAGTGTAGTGACGCTTCATGGACGTTGTCAGGCAAATACCACAGTACCGATCCCTTTGATCAGGGTCGTCCGAATGGTATCCGTCTTCGTTGTCGCTGTCGGAGCCAGGTGCGGCAGGTGCGACGAGTGCGACAGGTGCGACGGGTGCGACGGGTGCGACGGGTGCGACAGGTGCGACGGGTGCGACGGGTGCGACGGGTTCATAGGCATCATCAGAGTCGGAAACAGCAGCGGCATTGGTGTCATCGACAAACGTGCGCCGATCGTGCTCATTTTTGCAGCTCTGGCACACAGCCATGTCGCCACATGTACCCACAATTAGATCCTCACACCCCCTACTCACCCGACAGCAAAACACTCGTCCAATGGTATCTATCGCGACAAGTTTTTTCGCCCACTCCCCATGATGCCCAGTGACAGCATCCCATCTGTTGCAGTCACATCTAACTGAGACGATGCGTGTGGTGTCCTGGTCGTGTTTGCCACAGAGATCTCTGTATACCATTCCGTCCCCACAAGACCCATCACACGAGAACTTACAGGCCGACTCCATGTTCGACCCAGCAGACGACCAGTTACAGTCCGCCTTCATTTTCGAATAGTAAATAAAAATCAATAATTTTTTTTTCAATTTATTATTTAACATGTCAAAGGAAATATTAGGATCACTGTTTCTGAGTGGACTACTAACATTCGGGATTGTTAAATGGCAGCAAAATGTCGGCACGTCTATTACAGAAAGACAAAAAAACGAACAAACATATATACCAAACGACAAAGAACCGGAGGATGAATTATATGATGAATTCGAAAATTTAAGTTATACAGAATTTCTAAAAAAACTCAATCTCCCTGATACAGCTGATTCTCTTAATAAATATAAATTTATCAAAAAACCCGACCTGGACACCGACACCAACAGTACCAGTTTGGAGTCAACATTAGGGTTAGACACAAAAAAAATAAAACGGTTGCGGGATGAGGAAAATTACGATGCATTAAGTGAATATCTTGATGAAAAAATAGGGTTCGCCATTGATAACCCCAGAAATAATGACATTTTAAAAAAAATAACTACTGTTCAATTACGCAAAATTAAAAATGAATTAATGTACCCGGACGACAATTAATTAAATTGTAAATTTAAATATTAAATATTAGTTAAATGAAAAATGTGAAAATGAAGCAAAATTCGTTTATCCCGTTTCGAACTGGTACCGGTACTGACCAGGCGTTAGTCAAAAAAATCCAATCATTACAAATAGGTGGTGGAGGCGGAATAATCCCTCTGTGTAAGAGGAATGGCACGATGTGTGTCATGGTTGTGTATGAAATTAGCAAAAAGTTATGGACACTACCATGTGGAAAACATGATGCCCACAAGACACTGGGTGAAACAATTGCTGCTGAAGCCGATGAAGAGCTTGGTTTTCACATGGGCTTGAGTAAGAATACACCAGGTGATATTGAGAAATGTCCCTTGGTGAAGCTTGGGAAGGGTAAAGGCACTGTTTTGGCAGTGATGTTTCTCAATGCTGATTTTAAGCGGCCAACAGTGTCACATCAGATGCAAAAAAATAGCAAAAACTTGTTGTTGCCTTCATCATATCGAGAGGTTGGTGGACTCGAATTGGTTGAAGTGAGTGAAATTTTGAAGTGTCCCGGCGGGAAAAGTGCGCTTGTTCCTAACTTGGTAGGTTCCGGTGGCGAAAAAATAAAACACATTCTGATTTCAGATATGTGTGTTGATGCCATTCATGCTATCAGTGGATATAATTATCTGTCATTGTAATATAATTTCCGATCAATTGTTTTATTTCCAAAAATCATTGCCGGCCAATTATCGAGACTTTTTTCGAAGGGAACTAGTTTTTCTTTATTTCTTTCAGCGTTGAATCTACTGAATTTACTCGATACGTCACCATATAATTCAAAGTTAAAATTTTGATTTTCTGGGGAATACTTAGTACGTTTAAAATATTCTTGATCGAATGCATTTGTAAATATATAGTCACCAGGTTTGTCACTTAGTTTGGGCGTAAATGTTGTATAATTTTTATCTACATCAGTTAGCAAACTATAATTATATTTATTATTAATCGATTCTGATTCAGTTACTTTATTAATAATTGGATCGATATTTTTTGGTATTGACTCGACAATATTGCTACCAAAGTTTTCATTAATATTACTTTTTAGTTGATCCATTGTCCTAATTTTAAATGTATAAAGGTAAATAGTCAGAATCATAGTAATAATGGGTAACCAGATGTATTTCGAGTCTTTATTAAAAAACCACATTACTAAAAAGGCTAGAATACTCAGACGTACGAATGAATTTAAATATTTACTATAATTTGATTCTTCGCTATCAGGTAATAATTGATTCCAATCTTGAATAAGAATAGATGGTTGATGAAACCAAAATTTAGATTTTGGTTCGTTCATTTTTTCTTTTTCAACTTTAGTTAACCTTCTTTTTTCATTACGTTTATCTAATGTATCCATTAGTGAATTTAAATTGATATCACCTGTTGCTGTATACGATTCGTTTCCAGCATCTGGGTTAGGTGACCTATATGGCCAATTATCAGAGTAAACCTTAAAAAAAGGCGTTTTATCTTCACGCGAGTAATTGTCTTCTTTATTAATGTAAGAATAATTTGTTGCAATATCCATCACTTAATACTATGTTCCAAAAAAATATTTCTTAATTTTTTTATTTTGACTTTGACTTTGACTTTGACTTTACTTTCTTCTTTTGTTTGACATGTGTGTTAACTTGAGGACGATGGGTCATTTCTGCTTGTTCGCGAAGTTTACTGACATCAATACCCATTTGTTGGAAAATTGGATTATCATGCATCAATTGTTGGCATTCAATTAATGTATCTGGATTTTCGAGATCGATACCATTTGCCAATTTTTCAAACAATGCTTTCATTTTTGGATTTTTAACGCCGCTATTTTTATTAAACGCGGCACTTAAACTTTTGACAGAATTTACCAATTCTTCATCGCCAATACCTTTACTATCTAGTGCTGCTGAAATTTTATCAAGTTTTTCATATAATGAACCTGAATTTGAATTATTATGTAATTCTTGTAATGTTTTCAAATTAATATTCTGATCGGCATTTTCAATACCTAAAAACTCAGTTAATACAGTATTGACGGTTTCTGTTAGCGGATTAGTATCAACATCACTATTATCAGATTTAATCATTTTTGCAAATGAATCGGAAATAGACTTTACATTAAAATTCATATTGTCCAAATCAAAATTCGCATAATCAAATCCAAACTTTTCTTCAAAGTCTTCTTTGCTCATAATAGAAAAGGAATTGATAATGCTTTTAGAAAACTCATGAATCAGATATAGGTAATTAACAATTTGTTTTTTTGTAACTAATGTAGTCTCTGAATTATTCCAAATACTAATAAAATCAATAGCAACTGGTCGAAGGAAATATATTGGCTCATATTCAGTATTTGGATCGACAGAAAACAATGTACCTACGTAGTCTTCTTCAGTTCGTTTACTAAAATCTACACCAGAACGTTCAATTTCATTTTTTACCTGATCAATGTAACGCACTAATTCACACATTAGTAAACATTTTGGGGAATCTGCTTCATTCATTGAGTTTTCCCACGCACATAACCGTGTTCTAAAATCATTTAAAATTTCAGTGTACCTCGGATATACACCTTCAATAGCAAAACTAAATTTAAAAATAATATCTTGCATTTGTCTTATCTTTTTTTTGAGACTATCTAATGTATAGTCTGATTCAAGAATGATTACTTGATTATCCAATAATAGATTTTCCATAGTTCTCTTTATTAAAAAAAATATTATTTTTGTTTAGATTAAAACGCAAGAGCTTCGAGCTGTTCCGTTGTTTCTGAAAATTTTTCAGACAATTTATTTAAAATCTGCATATTCAGAAAAATCTTTTTCTCTGTTTCAGCTGGAAAATCTGGGCGTTGAAAAATCTCCCTGAAATGTAATACATTGTCAAAATCAAAACTTGATAATGCTTCTTGCTTATCTTCCTCATCGACACCTGATAAAATTCTATCTTTATTCAGATCTAGAAAGAATTGTTTATTTTCATTTAAAATTTCACCTTTATATTTTTTATTTACATACCTATTCCAATTAGTAATTAATTTGTATTGATACAATTTAGTATATCCCCATGAAATGTCCCGAAATATTACAAAATCTTTAATCCATGGGAATTGTTTACTACACCAGTCAAGGAAATTATATAATTCACTATTGAACCTCTCATTTAATTTAGTTCGTTGTATTTTTAATCTTTCAATATCCATTTAATTCGATACGTTAATTAAATTGTCTTATTTTTAAATAAGAAAATGTTTTTATTTTAGATTTTTTTGATTAATCGCAAGATAGCATCCGAAATTTCTTGTTTCATCATTGCTATATTTTTTTCTGCATCTGTCAATTGTTCTTTCAATTCAATTCTAATAATACATTCTTGTTTTGTTGGATGCGGTTGCCGATATCCGCAGAATATAATATTATCTTTGTTTGATGAATAAACTAGTATATCCTGCACAATTGCATTACCAAAAGTATCAGGATCATCACTAATTATAGTAACAGAATTTGTTGTATGGTCAAATTTTGCAATTTCGGGATTATCCAAATTTGCTAACCATTCATTAAATAATTTAACATACACTTTTTTACCTACCTGAAATAAATCGGAAATAGGTAACGAGTCAAATGATTCAATTACAAAATTAAACTCAAATGTACCATCTTTAATATTCTTCTCTAAATCATACGTGTAAAATACTAATGCAACATTCCGATTTGCTATTGTTCTCCGATCAAATGTTTTTAATTTTGCCTCAAAATGTAAAGATTGCCCGGGTTTTAATTCATGAATAAGAAAATTAGGATCAAAATATGTTTTTTTATCGTTTGCTACCAAATCTTTACCTAATATATACATCATTTGATAATCTTTAGCTTCATTTTTTACTTTCAATTCAAAAGTAACTGACTCAGGTGTATTTTTTTGATTAAAGTGCGAATTATCTACTGGTAACATTTCAATACGATGCCGAATAAATTCAACTCGCACACTTGAATTATTATCATGAATAGTCGTTCCATTGGGATCAAATGCTACAATAGGAATATATGCCTTGAAAATACGTTTTATTGCATTTGCATGACCAACTGTTGTCGGTCCAAGTACAAAAGTTAATGTTCTATCATCAACTTTTTTAATATTATTAATCATTACTGTGTTAATTGTAACTGTCTGTACTGTATTTAGATAGTGATTAAAAAAATAATGTGGTAGATTTTTTTTCAATCTGTAGGGTTACATTGCTGGGCCCTTTCTTCCCCACGCATTTTTTACTTCTCCAGCCAATTCGGCTAATTTTTTATTAATATCATCATTAGATTTTCCCGTGTCAATTTTTTCCTGAAACATTGCCGGATCACCCCCTTGCTTGATTTTTGATGTGTCAAATCGGACATTATGCACTGCTCGAATACTAACTCCACCAGAATCATCTGCATTCATGGTACTAGACCCACCCTTAGGTTTAATTAAATCTTTGACCCAACTAAAAACAGCATCTCCCTCGATTGGAGGCATAACTTGTCCAGTACGTTTATGTTGGAGGATAAGTGTTGGCGTCCCCTTAATATATTTTGGTAATTTTTCACCATCATTAATTAAACTTTCGATTTCCATAATGTTTACTGTTTGAAGTAATTCGGATACTTCTTCCAATTTATTTTTGATATCAGTACTATGTTTACATTTTTGACTCAAGAATAATACATGCATACAGTCCTGATTTATTTTATCAAGATAAATACTTGATTTAGCATTTCTTTCATTATCAGAATTAAATTTACTCATATTATTATTTACTTCTTTTGTTAGATAATTTTAAATAAAAATGGACACACTCAGTTTAATTAAAAAAAATGGGCATAAATTTAAATATATCCTTTTTATTTTCCACGTTCACCTGGGTTTGCCCGCTTACGCCCTACATTGCGTACAGTTGGTTTAATTGATGGCCTATGATTGTTATTTTGATAGTATCCAAGAACATTAGCCAAATGTTCGAATGGATATCTCGTAACCAGAAAATATGCAATTGTTTCAGGATTAGTTGGTACACGACTTTTATCACCCCCAACTTTCTCAAGGTCTTCTTTGTATTTCCAATTGACAGCTTTAACAATTTCAAAGATCTCAGATGGCATACGCTTGTCCTTCAAATGTTTGAAATAATAATTAGAATAATTACGGAAAACATTGGTGGCTAATTTGGCAACATCTTGTTCTACTTCAGTATTTAATTTTTTATATTCGGGAAATGATTCAAGAAATTTATTAATAACAGCATTGTTACCTTGCATTTCCAAAAGGCGATATTTCATATTTTGAATATTACCACGAAGAGTTTTGAATTCAGTATAACGTGGTGACATAAATTTATATCGCTCTCCACTCACAGGATCAAAATATACGAAACCTGGTCGAATCGGTTGGCCGACATTATCTGCCAACACTCGTTTCATTTCTTCGACATTATCGAATTCGAACTTTTCTGGTCTAATAACAGTATTACTATTCATTTTTTCATAATCATTTTCAAATTCTAAAGTCTCAAGATTACATGTACCAGTATGTACAAACATCGGTGTTTTGAATGAATTCTCAGTACCATTGTAATAATCTGTTACAAGTTTGTTTTCAGGGTGAATAAGAATGCCAATATAACATTTATTACGGTCGAGTCCAGCGTAATTAAAGTCTTTTCCAACAGCTTCTACAAAAAGATCATGAAACGATTTCAAACTTGACCAACGCGATTTACTAGCGTCAAAACATTTAACTGTCGCAGTTTCCCATTTACCAGTACTTGGATGGAAGAATAGTTTCATTAAAGTTCCATCATACATTGATTCCATATTAATTTTACCTTCTGGTAAAGGTAACGGCATCTCGGTTTCATCAAGAAACACTGGGAATGAGTAACATACAATTTTATGTGTATTTTGATCAAAAATTGTTCCATTACATTTTCGTACGAATGGACTATTTAAATTTGATTTATTGGATACATTCATAATATATAGATCGGACCATTCATTTTTCCAATTTACATCTACATTACCAAGTTCATTAAATTTGGATTTAATAGCGAAAAGAACCGAATCGGTTTCAGTTGTGTCATACTCGTCGACAAAGGTTGTAATAAAGTTTTGTAGTTCAGCCATTTTTTTGTAACTGTAATAAAATATCAGTCTAAATATAAATATCTTCAATTTTTTTTAAGTTAATATAGATTAAGAGATGTCGGAAGATAATACTTTCATTATTGTAACAAAACCCGAAACGGGATTCTTGTGGGATCAACTAAGCCAAAGGGAACGGCTTGAAAGTTTAAAAAATATTATGATGAAAAAATTGGGCAATGAAATGGAAGAACCTAGTATTGATATACTAGTTAATACTATTAATAATATGTATCTTGACGAATATAAAGAAAGGAATGATCCAATCAATTTTAAATATTCAGATACTAAAACCAACCCGCATATGCTGCTAGCTAAATTTAGAAAAATCCTTCAAGAAACGAACTGGATTATACCTATTGTGTTCGATCGGAGAAAAATAACACCAGATACTATGACAGATCTCGATTCTGATAGTGTATATGTTGTGGATCCATATTATGTTGATCGGAAAATTAAAGAATACTACAATAATATTAATACGCGTTTATTACAAAAACTGCAAAATCCATATATTGCAGCAAAATCAGTTGACACCAAAAAATTCGAATCAAAACTTGGGCCTTTTACATTTAATACTTCGAGAAAAGCAGTATGGTTTGTCAATATTCCGAAATCGGGTAAAGTAGAATATTCTCAACTAAAAGAACCTCGTGTTATTCTCGAACATGACAAAATATATCTTAATGGAGTTATTCTAGATCCAACCCTTAAAGATCATTTTAATTTTATTCAATGGTATTTTAGTCCAGGAAAAGATGTAGATTTTATTACTAGTCAACAAGCGAAAATACCAATACTAAATACCAAACAAAGAATTTATCGTGTTGGGGACAATCCTGATAGGAAAGATCTTATTATTAAGAAAACTGTCGATAAATATAATTATGAACAACTTGTCACCGCTGATACTAAACATGCTGCTAATAAAGAAATAGTAACTTTTGTGAGTGATATCAAAAAAAATCATTTAACAAATTTAAAACACGATCAAAAAGTAGACCAACCAGTTGATACAATTTATAATATTCACAGTTGGCCATATTTTATAATTAAGTTTCAAGAAATTAGCCATCTTGATATTAGTGAGTATCCATTAGAAGTAAGTAAATATGACTCAGCTGAAATGTATCTTAACTGGATTAGTAAAAAAAGCGATTTTCAACATTTAATTTATCTTATTGAGAAAATCTTAAATGATCTTGATGTTAAAAATGTTGACCAAGCAAAAAGTAAATTGAATAGTATTAAATCAGAATTTGATCAAAAACAAATAATTTCAAAAGGTTATTGCGAAAAAGAAAAATGCCCCAATGTTTACGATACTGTCAGCCTTGTCTTAGACAATTTGTCATATTTACTCGACCAGTATACAAAAGTTAAGTCAAATGTAACATTTGACAAAAAACATAAAAATATCATTGCAGATGCGAAGGCCAAAAAAGAACATCAAACACTAATTAATGATATTTTAGAATGGGGTATAAAAAATGTATATGGTGTAGAAGTTTATAATAAAGTTTTAAGCGGTCAAAAATTAAGTACATCAGAATATACTAATGTCAATAATTTTCTAAATAATATTACTGAAAAGCGACGTGCATTTTTAAATAATAACTGCCCCCATATTCCATTGCGCAAGAAATATGACCGCACAAAAAATGTCGATTCAAAAAATATTATTCTTGACCAACTTTTTACTGAATTCACTGACTCTGATGACACACAAGAACCAGGTTCTTCTCAAATAAAATGCAAATTATGCGGTTATAATTTGGGATGCAAACATGAAAAACTTTTGCTCAAAATGGCCAAACAAAAATCAAAAAATTCTCCTACCGAACAAGAATTAATTGATAAATACTACGCAAATAGTTACATAGACTATATTCAAAATATTGTATCTTGCAAAGAATGTGGCCGAAAAATAAAAGATATTGATATTGAAATTCAAATCGAATTCGAAAAAGATGTCGTTAATAATAGTCAAAATGTTAAATCAGGTCATACTGTTTATAGCCAAACATCGAAACTAGCACAAAACGAATTAGCAAAAATTTTATACTATTCAAATTTAAGAATTCTGTATCCCGATACGCCTACAGCATTGTTCGAAAAGATTGAACCTATTTTGGCAGATGATTTAGCTGAAATTGAAGAAAGATTACATGACAAACAAAGAGCTAAAGAAAAAAGATTATTATTGTATATTAATGCTGCAATTATTGGTAAATTAATTTTCGATAGCGTCAAATTTGATTTTAATAATAGACTTATGACAGATTTTCAACCTGTCGCTGATTTAGTAGCTGAAATGACAAAATTAATTAGTGAATTAAAACGTCATCGAGGAGGAGATATTAAAAAATATTACTCTATTCATAATCAATTAGTCGACATTGGTATTAGCTATTTTATTCGATTACTAAAAATAAATGACAAAGCATTGGTTCTTAAAATTGGTATCGATGAAAACAAATTAGACAAAATTTTACATGTATATATTAAAAAATACTATCAAAAATTCTCAGATAAATATAAATTTGGGTTAAGCAAAGAAAAAGATGGTAAAATTAAATTTGTTCGGAAAGGTAAAATTTACATTATCGATGATATTAGATATAAAATTAATACCCCAAGCAAACTCGAATATGGTACGATTTCAGAATACGAACAAGAAATCAAAAAAGAAACAATAGATCCCTCAAAATCGGACAATAGTCATTTAATTGGTTTATTAAACTATATGGGTAACAAAAAATGGGTATGGAGTGCAAATAATGTTTCTCCAACTGCTATTATTAATGATCAAAAAGTTAATGAATTTAATGAAATTAATACAGAAAAAATGGAAGTTCGCCCAGGAATTTTTGCAAGAATTCCAAGTAGATTAATTCAAGCTATTCAACAAGAATTATTCAATAATTCCCAACAAAAAAATAAAACAAGGTACAAAGGTATGCGTGAAGAAATTATTTTCGATTTAAGTAATGTATCAAAAAATGCTACACTAAAATATATTGATTACAACTATCTATTATATTGCCCAAATGGCAGACCACATCTCTGGATTATGAATAGTTCGAATCCAAATGAAAGGGAAAAAGTATGCTATTGGTGTAAAATGACGAATACTGATGCAAAAGATAGAACTAATAAAATGACAGACTCAGAATACAAAGAATTGCAAAAAAATATTAATGACGCTAAAATTGTAGAATATTTTAGAAGTAGATGTACCGATCATACCCCTCACGATTTATATAATGGATACTGTACTCATTGTGCAGAAGATTATACATCTATCTTTAATCCATCTGAGGCCCGAATTAAGGCATTGCGCGCGGCATGGGAATCCAAACCTATTGTTACTCTTGAAACCGATGTAGAAACTACTAAAGTTACAGTTGCCGAACAAATTAATATTAGTGGTTATATTCAAGATGCAACGTATACGAATATTAATAAAAACAAATTACATACATTTGTTACCGATTTAATTAAAAATGTTAGCAATGTTGCCGTAAAAAATATCAAAAAAGAAAATTATCACTCAACACATGTACTCGAAATTATTGACAAAATCTTTGGTAAAGGTATGAAAAATTTTAAACATAGTATTGACACTTTGACTGAGGATCTTAGTAATCTTGGATATTTCCAAAGACGATACAAAGATGATATTGATATATTAAAAATGAAATATACTAGTAATAAAGATGAGCTAGATTATGAAATCCAAAAGATTAAACTTAGGTATAAATCAGAACAATTAAAAGAACTAAAAGGGTATATTGAAACTTTCTTCCAACATATCAGCCTAATTTTAAATAATTCTCGCAGTTATATTGTTCAAGAAATTGTAGGCACTGAATATTTACAACAATTTATTAATGGCGACCGCGAAGATTTTTTAAAATTTCAAAATATTCTAAAAGTCAATGAATATTCATCTTTGATCGATAAAATTATGGCTGAATATAAAGTTAAATTAAAAACAAAATCTCATATTTTACAAAATATTTTGATCAATGATATTTTGTCAAAGTTAATTACTACACCGATAACAGCATTATTTGTATTAGGTTACCTGGATAAACTTTTATATGGTTTTGCTCAAATTGGTGATCGTACTACTGAAGAACGTGAATTTATTGATTTGGTTTCCGAAGAAAAAGTATTAGCAAAACGATTGAAGTTCTACCGCAAACTACATGAAGAAAAGGTTGAAGCCGGTCTTGCCTTCGCTGATTTCGAAGAACAAGAAGCATACTTTGACGCAGAAAAAGATACTTTCCAACTTGAAACAGATGATTCGCCTGAACACGATGGTCAAGATGTTCAAATGGATGACGATATTATTACAGATATCAATTATGACGATCTCGATGTTGATACAAATATGTTTGATGGTGACAATGGCGGTGTTTATGGAGAAGAATATGATGATAGAGAACTAACATATTTTGGAAATAATCTGTAATTAAGTGCGTATTTATTTTGTTTTTTTTATAAAATATAATTCTAATAAACTTAAGTGTAATGGGAAAAAAAAACGATAAACGTAATAGAGACGAAGATGAAGACGAAGATGATTATGAAGAACATTTTTCGAGTTCGAGTTCGAGTTCGAGTTCGAGTTCGAGTGAAGAAGAATTATTTTCTCAAATTGTTCCTTTTAAACCACGACCACAAAAAAAACAAAAACAAAAAGTCGAACCCAAACCAATCAAACATATTCCAATTGATACAACTATTGAAACACTAAGCGATTTAATTAAATTAGGTGAAAATTATGACTCAAACTTCGAATATAATTGTGTGATCAATTTAAAAATTCTTAATGATCTCGTTCCATCGCTAAAAGAATTAAATAATCTTATTGGATTAGGCTCATTTAAGGATGCTCTCATTAATCAACTAATTTTCCAATTGTCTGGACTAGGTGCGTCAGATAAGTCAGAAAGAATGTTACATACAGTCTTATTAGGGGCACCGGGTACAGGTAAATGTCTAGCACATGGTACTCCTGTTCGAATGTACGACGGATCAATAAAAACTGTACAAGACATCAAAGTTGGCGAACTTATTATGGGTGATGACTCAACTGCTAGAAAAATCTTGTCCGTAACTACGGGTCAAGAGCAAATGTACCGAATTGATCAAGGTTATGGAGATAGTTACACAGTTAACGAATCACATATCCTTTCTTTGAAACTTTCCAAAAATCCAAGAATTAAAGAAAGATCAATCCAACAAAGCTATCAAGTGCAATGGTTTTCGGTAGAAAATTATAGTAGCAAAACATTTTCTTGGCGAGAATGTCCAAAAGAAACAGCTTATCAAGCAGCAAAAACATTCGTAGAAACACTTCCCAAAAAAGGATCCGTTATTGATATTTGCATAAAAGATTATTTAAAGAAACCTTCGAATTGGAAAACAGGTTTTAAAGGTTACAAAGTTAGTATTGACTATCCGAAAAAAAAAGTGACACTAAATCCCTACTTATTAGGGACACAGTTGGGAAACGGTACATCACAAATTCCATCAGATTATCTTATTAATGACCGTGAAACCAGACTACAATTACTTGCTGGATTAATAGATACAAATGGACATTATACAAATGGTGTTTATAAAATTGTCCAAAAACATTTAGTGTTAGCTGATAATATTTGCGAACTTGCTCGTTCTCTCGGATTTCGAGCTACTACCACAAAATTTGAAAAGCGAATAGCTACCTATTATTGTAGTTTTATAAGTGGTAATTTAGATTCTGTTCCTACCAAGTTAAAAAGAAAACAAGCTCAAACTAAAGATCCATTAGTATATAATATTACTGTCACACCAACTAACGTAGACTATTATTATGGATTCGAAATCGATGGTAATAGACGATTTATACTCGGCGACTTCACTGTTACTCATAATACAACATCAGCGCGCATATTAGGTAAAATATATACAAAAATGGGATATCTTACAAAAGGTCATTTTACTATTGCCAAACGCGCCGATTTGATCGGAAAATATTTAGGTCATACAGCTATCAAAACATTAAAAGTTCTTGAATCGGCCCGCGGTGGGGTACTTTTTATTGATGAAGTTTATTCATTAGGAAGTGCCAGACAAGATGGTGATTCGTTTTCAAAAGAATGTATCGATACTATTAATCAATTTCTAAGCGAAAATGCTAATGATTTTATTTGTATTATCGCAGGATATAAAGAAGAAGTTGAAAAATGTTTCTTCGCCCATAATCCAGGTTTAGAAAGGAGATTTCCTTATCGGTTTACTATTGAAAGCTATTCGCCTACAGAACTTTTTCAAATATTTCTTAAATTTGTCACAGATAATGGTTGGTCATTCGAATCAGAAAATACTATTACCGCAGCCTTTTTTCAGGAACATAAAGAAAGTTTTCCTCATTTTGGCGGAGACCTTGGTATATTTCTTGATAATTGTAAAATTGCTCATGCCCGAAGGACATTCATTCTTCCACCTGAAAATTGGAAAAAACTATCATATGCTGATATTCTAACAGGCTTCGGTTTATATAAAAAATCACGTGAAATGTCTAATGTACTTCCCCCAAGTGTACAACACCTGTATATGTAATCTTGTTACTTCGAATTGAAAAATAAAATTATTGTTAGTATTTACTATATTTTTTGTGTAATCGCAAAATGTACGAACAACAACAACAACAACAACAACAGCAACCGGCTGACATTTTGAATATGCAATTGAGACAGCAAGTTGAGGAAGTAGTCCCGGGCTTGGCAAATGCTATCGAAAGTTTAGAAGAATCGTATACACTGCTCGATCAAAACGATTTCGGGCAAGTTCAACATAATGTTGGGATGGGCATCGTGCATGATAAATATCCTAACATTTACCAAAACATAGAGCGCCAAATTCCGTTAAATGATTTTACTAGATCAGGAAAACATATTGTTGCCAAAGCCCAATTCGGAAATGAATCTATTTATTGGCTAGTTGATGAGAATCAGTCGGTTTACCTGATGCTGCAAGTTTTACCTCTTGGGGCCAATTCCACATATTATCACGAAACGACATACAGAAATGGGAATATTCCTAATATTGGTAGACTGAAACATGGATCAGGTTTGCCACGTCCCAATTACTCAACAAAAATTAACAAACCAATATTGCATTCTGAAAACTTCGACACTGAAATTTTTAACTTCCATACCGAATTAGAAATGGCAACAGCAAAAACAAAATGTTTTATTCAAACACAAGATGGTAGAACAATTGATGCAGATGTCTATTTCAATCATCTCAGCGATTCTATATTCTTTGTCCAAAAAGAAAAAGGATACTATGTTTTTAGTAAAACTTACGAGGAAAAAAATAAAGCAATACTAAATTCTATCGGGTACGGATATGGTTTGTACCCGTGGTCCGATTGGTTGAAATCAATTGCTATTGCTGCAATGAAACAAACAAAACCTTTGTCAAAGACAAAACAACATGGTGCTGATATTGCAAATGCAATTCTATCAACATCTGTTGCCCCTCAGACAAAAACAAGTTCAAAAGAACTCAAAAATAAAAAAAAACAAATGGAACGAGAAGCTGCACACATCGCTGAAGTGACAACATTGAGAGCAAAATCATCTTACGGTGGGTACATGAGAGAACCGTATTACGGTGGGTACAGTACATCACTCGTATTCGAAGAACCTATCGAGTACAATAGTGGTACTACGTGGTTAATATTCAATTAAAAAAATTTTTTTAATTTACTGATTCTGAATTATTTGTACCAGTTGAACCAAATCCACTCTCACCACGAGACGTTTCTGGTAGAAATTCCTTTAGTTTAATTTCTATATTTGGCTCATACTTTTCAAGAATCAGTTGCGCAATGCGGTCTCCAGGTTTAACTTCGAAACTTGTCGTAGTATCAGTATTAATAAGGATCACTCCGACTGGCCCAGTGTAGTCATGATCAATAACACCTGCAAGAACATCAATACCATAATTCTTTGCTAATCCTGACCGCGGAGCAATTCGACCATAAGTGGAGTACGGCACTCTAATTGAGATATCTGTGTTAATCAATACGCGTGATTGTGGTGGAATAGTGTATTGGTAGGCACTACATAGATCTAATCCAGCTGAATAGTAAGATCCTCGTGTTAAAGTTTCTTGAGGGACTTTATTTGTTAAGAATCGTACTTTGAGTTTTTTTGGTGTGTTTTTAAACCAATTCTTAAAAAATCCAATTGATGCAAGACATACTCCGAAGAGGAAACTGAAACCGATGAGCAAATTTTCACACGTCATTTTATTATAAATTACTAAAAAATAAATCTAAACAATCTTTTTTTCAATTTAAAAATTGCACAAACCATTAGTTTTACACAAATAATTCAAAAAATCTTTTACATTGTGCCCGCCAGAATAATCAGTATATGTACCATTATTGTAATACTTAATGGTAGGGTATGCTTCGATTTTAAAATAATCACCTAGTAAATCATTCCCACTTGGTGCATCAACACAATTAATAGTACCAAGAGGAAAACTTCCCTTTAAAATTTCCCCCAACTGTTTGAATTTAGGTAACATATTTTTACAATGCGGACAAGCGGGTGAATAAAACATAATCAATCCGTTTTTATTCATGAAATGATCATTAACCAATTGTAGATTAATATTTCCACTTTTGTTGTCTTCTAGAGCAACGTAATCTCTAATTAATTTAAGCTCTACAATGTCTTTAATATTTGCAAATAGATCAGATTCGGTCATTTAACTATACAATACCCGAAGATTTTATTTTTACTTTTTATTTTTAATAATTACAGTATAGTTCCGACGCGGATCTAATAATATACATAACATTTCATTAAAATCAGACAATGTAATACTTTTTGACATTTGAATAACATCTTCAGGTTGCAAATTAAGATTGGGAAATTTCATACTCATGGTGCCAAAATAGAAAATTCTATTTAATGTTGTTTGCATTATATTTTGATATCCTGTCAAAAATAACCTTTTACACACTAATAGTGTTTTTGCATCAATACCATCTTGACAAACATTTTTTAAAACTTCATTTATTTTTTCAAGCCCCAATTGTATCTTTTCATCATTAATACTAATAACGAATCCTTTGTAACCAAATCCACCTGTCAAATAATTAAAGAGACTATTTGACCCAATACATTTAACAGAATAACTTAACCCATTTTGAATACGTAATACTTTATGTAATACAGAACTAAATGTCGTACATAAATATTTTAATATCAATTCTAATATCAATGTTTTTTTTATGTCATTCTCAAAATCATATGTATAAAACCCAGTGTAAATATAACCAGAACCAAGCCCCTTTTTTTTGATAGTTGCCATTTTAGGTCCAACTGAAATACGCTTAGGCTGTAAATTTGCAGAAAGTTTTAATCCTGGTAATTTTTTCATTCCATACCCAGTTTCTCCACTAATAATTACTAGCATTTTATCAGATGTATACCATTTTTTCCAATACCTGATTATTTTCTCTCGCGAAACCGTTTGAATGCTTTTTTTGGATCCGAGAATATTAAATTTTTTTTTTACATTTTTATCTGTACCATACATCATTTCTATTATTTTTTTATGCGCCTTATATAATACTGTTTTGTTTCCCGCTAAATTATTTTCCTGACATACTATTTTTTTCTCACGTTCAAACTCTTTAGCAGTAAATACAGAATCATTAATCATTAATTTAAAAAGATCTAATACATCGTTCAAATTTTCTTTCTGACATGTAATATGATATGCTGTATAATCATAACTAGTGTGCGCATTGTATTCGCATCCTAGTTCGGATAGTTTCTCGGCTAATAATGTTGATGTTGGATATTTTTTAGTTCCTGCAAACAATAAATGTTCCAAGAAATGAGAATATCCTTTTTCATCGTCTTTTTCACAAAAAGATCCAACACGAACAAATATCCCTATGGATACTAACCCGGTTTGACTTTTTATTTTATCATAGTAAATATTCATCTTAAAATTACTTCCCAAAATAGTTTTCTTGACATGTAATAAGATTAGTTACTAAATGCAAACAAAAAAATGGGGACCTCCCGGATGGGATTTTCTACAATCAGTTGCTTTTAAATATCCATTAAAACCAACATTTGCAGAACGGAAAGATTATTGTGTATTTTTTCATTGTTTAGGCAAACAATTACCATGTAAATATTGTCGGGAATCATGGTGTCTTTTTGAATCTGAATTACCAATTGGACAATATATAAATACAAATAGATTACCTATCTGGATTTATCTCATGCATAATAAAGTAAATAATAAACTTCGGTTGCAAGGTAATCCAGTACCACCTGACCCAACGTTTGAAGATGTCAGCGATAAATATTATTCAAAACGCGATATATGCACACAAAATTTTTGGGATTTTTTACATGTCATCACATTCAATTATTCATTAGAACCTACCGATGAGCAAAAGTATGATACAAAAAAGTTTTTTAAAACATTATGCACAGTATTTCCATGTAATGTTTGCCGACACATTTTTAAAAATTTGTGGAATGAAATAAATATTGATTCTTTCTTAGAATCGCGATACAAACTCACATATTGGTTATTTTTAGTACACCAAAAAGTTAATAATACGCTAATTAAACTCGGTTACTCAAATATTAAAGAACTTTTAGAATTTGAACCATTATGTGAAAAATATGAAAATATGAGAGCACAATGTAATTCTTCTAAAAAAACATGCAGTGTACCAATGAAAAAATGATAAGCTGAGTGCGTTTTATTCGTTTTTTTTTTAACACGTTTGATTTTAATAATATGTCACAAGAAGTAAATAAAAATACAGGTGAAACATCATTAATGAATGTCAAAATTTTAGGCATAAATGTTTTTGTATTAATTGGAGTATTAGTTCTTGTAGGAATTATCGCATTCTTTGTATATAAACATTTTTTCGAATCCAAAAAAAATCAACAAGAGGTCTCAGATAAAAATAATCCCGAACTTGACCAAGTCCACGCATATTACCAACAACAATTATCTCTCCAAGAAAGAAATCATAAACAAGAATTAGCAGAATTAGCTGCAAATGAAAATGATACGGGATCAGAAGAACGATCTGTAGAAATCGAAAATGATTCGGAACAAGACGAACCTGAACCTGAACCTGAACCCGAACCTGAACCTGAACCTGAACCTGAACCTGAACCTGAACCCGAACCTGAACCTAAACCCGAACCTGAACCTGAACCTGAACCTGAACCTGAACCGGTAAAAAAAGTAGTTAGACGAGGAAAACGTAAAGGTAAAGAATTGAGCCCAGAAGAATTTGCCAAAGAAGCAGCAAAATTATTAGTTAAGTAATTCTATTACCAAACATTTTTTCTATACTTTCGTACGTTTCCTGACATACGCTAATAAGTAATTGTTTATTTCTATTTTTTTCAAACCCAGTAAATTGATAATTTTCCCCTGTCTTAATATCGAAAACAATATATACTTTATGGATATTAGATTCTGTTTTGGCTATTAATTTTTTTTTGCTAATAATATCCCATTCACCGTTATTTAATGTAATGGTAAACCCTATTTTATCAACTAAAGTCAGAATTCTTAAATAAGACTCATTTTTATTAGGTTTTTGCTTTTCAATAAATTCCATGAGTTGTTCACGTGGAGATGGTTGGATATTAATTTTACCATTAATTGTTGTCAATGGTAATAATTTACGATGATAGCATTGTGCCAATGAATGCAAATGTATTCTAAGATCTGACTCAATATCAATAATTTCTGTATACATATCTCGCAACCCGTTAGATACAGTTGTCTCAAATTTACCAATATTGTACCGCAATTTAGAATATCGGGTTAAATGTTGCAAGAGGTTGTCAATATGATCGCCCAATTCATTTGCAAAATGGTCAAGCTCAAAATTATCGAGCCTAATAGGTGTTTCATTTTTTGTACCTTTTAATTCATTAATCGCGAGAATAAATTGAATAGCACACACGATTCCAATACCCGTTAACCCGGTATTCGAAATATATACAATAATAGAATCTTGATATATTTCCCAGTCAAATTCTTTACGTTTAACAATATTTGATGTCGTTGAAGCCATAATTGCAAATTTAAAACCTGTAAAATTTATATCTTGATACAATTTTTCTATTTGTGAAGATGGAACAGAATTTGTATATGTTTTTACTTCGAGGAGAATTTTTGTTGATCCTAGTGTCAAGTGAAAATCGCATTCATGATCTTTTTTTGACATATCTTTTATATCAATTTCTGGAAAAACTGCCTTAAGACTTCGCGAAATTAATTCTTCTCCCATTTTTCCTTTTAATGCACTCTTACTAGTAACCCCAGTTAACACATCAATTTGACAACAAAGTTTATCAAATCGTCCAAGTATTGGTTCAAAAACTAACCGACTCGATGTATCCATTACCGTTTTAACATTTTCAAGATGATTATTAATATCATTTTTAAATGGTTCCATAAACTCAGTTGGCGAATAAATTAATTTTGGCTTAACAGTTAAAATTGATCTCCCAATTGAAATACAATGTCTAATGATATTAGCCCGTTCTTCTTTCGGAAATGATTTGAGCCATTTAATATCCGTAGTGTCGTCTAATCTAAATCGTATTTCCATTTTAATTTAAATTATTCTCGAACTTTTTAAGTAAGGTAATAAAATGAACAGTAATTATTTATCAGTTTGGAAACAATTTGAAATTATTTATGGACTTAATTTTTCAATTAGTATTAATCATTTGGTTTCAATACCAAATGACAACCGTATTGAATTAAATACACAAAAAGAAAAACTGACTGAAAAAATAAAAGTTATTCAAACACAATTTTCTAATCCAGCTAATGATTTTGCTGGAAAAACAGTAGAACTATATTGCAGGGCTATTATTATGCAATATAAATTAATGTCAATTCAACGTAAAATATTAAAATCAAAAACTAGTTCAATGGAATGGGATGATACTACAATTGGATTGCTCAATGATGTCTACCGAAAAATCAAAGGAATTGATACTAATCTAGAAATTATCCGCGGATATTTTACTAAAATTGGCGAAAAAGTCCCACCACAAATTTTAAAAAAGTATACTGAATATATCTGCCAAGAAAAATATAATAGTTGCCGATTTGAATTGGCAAATGTAATGAAATTTTTTGGTGCTGATATAGATACTTCAGATACATGTAGGAATGTATCTGATATTAAGTTTGATTATACCTCAAAATTATCTTGGGCAGAAAAATTATTTACTCATCGGTTTCGTACATCAAAACAAATTCTAACAGAATTACCCCTAGGCAATTTAATAATACTTGATAATACGGATTCTCCATTATTATATCAAAAAAGTAATAGTATTAGTAAAGAAAGTAAAAAATACATAAAAAATACCATTCGAGGTAATAAGATTGAACATATCCTTAAAGAGGCACATAGTTATAATCAATATGGATTAAAACATCACGGTGAATTAAGTATTACTGATATTGCTAGAGGTCGCGAACAAAAATTACAATATTGGTACGAAATGGACAAATTGTCTGATAAATTAAAGGAAATCAATTTTACTACATTATCAGTTGACGCTGCAAAACAACCATTGCAATTTGTTACTACTAAAACAGAAATTCATGCCAATGGCAATTGCCAAAAAAATAACTCATGTGTAACTATAAAAGGAAACGTGAACGGAAACGTTAAAATTTTAATAAAACATAGTACAACCCCAGACACTTATTCCCTAGTTAAAGATACTCACGGTAATACAGAGTGGAAAGATATTGAATATATCCCAAATTATATGGGAATAATGAATGAATTGCGGATTCACGTTTTTGATTTTGGATTTAAATTTAATAAATATTTAGCAAATAGAGAAAAACATCAACGTAATTGGACGCCTAAATATAAAATGGTACAATTAGACTCAAAATACACTGTTAGTGAAAAGACAACTGCCCAATCAACTATTAATAAATATAAATTTCAGGTAAGTGAAATATTGGAACAACTACCCAATCAACTTTTAAAATCAAATTTTCTCGGTTTGATGAATGTCATGGCAACAAATATTGAAGAAAAAAGCAAAAATATTAGTGAAGATAGTGTAGTAGTTGACGATATTGAAAGCTTATCAAAATTATTCAAAAAATTCAAAAAAGTAGTAACTTAAAGATTATTCGTATTTTTTTTAATTAATTGTAATGTCTGACTTAAAAAAAGTTGCACAACCTAAGTTAAAAAAAACTACAAAAGTAGCACCAAAAATGAAAACAAAAATTGTACCAAAACAATCCCTTAAAAAACAAAATTTCTTTAAATCAATATCACCTGAAAAAAAAATAGAAATTTTAGAGGAACCTCATGCAGTCGAACCAGTTCCACCTGAACCAATTGTCGAAGCACAACCAGTCATTGAACCAGTTGCTGAACCCCAAATTGTTAAACCAAGTAAGCCAACATATTCAATGGAAGTTAAAACTATGCAAATGAATGTTATTAAAATTCTCATTGAATCATTAAAAGAAGTTATCAATGATGCAACATTTATTTTCGATAAAGATGGGATCCATATGAAGGCAATTGATGGACCTGAATCAATATATGTGAATATGAATTTACGTGCAAGTGGATTCGAATCTTTCTACTTACGTGGCCGCAGAACTACAATTGCCATTGGTATTGTAAGGCTTTTTAAACTAATTGGACGATCAATTACGAGTAACGATGTTATTTCATTATACTTAGATGACGGCAACCGAGAACATTTAGGAGTAGAAATGGCTAACTTTGGCCGCAAGTCAACTGATGAATTCAAAATTAAACTTATTGAACTAAATAATGTTGACATTCAATTCGAACATGATTACCAATATAATACTGTATTTAGTTTACCAGCCAGTTACTTTCATAAATTGTGCCGTGATATGAACTATGTATCAAAAACTGTTTCAATTACATGTGTTGGGGAACAAGTAATGTTTTCCTGCAAGAGTGCAATTGGTACACGCGATAGTCCGATTGAGCCAACAAAAGAATATCTCAAGTTTATTAAAAATACTGCACCAGACGATATTAAGCAAAACAGTTTTTGTTTAAGCGACTTGATTAGTTTTACGAAATTTACAAATTTAAGTACTAATAGTCGCGTTAAAGTTCATTTACTAAATGATGCGCCTTTGCTTCTCGAATATACTGTCGGCGACTTGGGAACAATTAGCATTTATATTGGCGCAGTCAAACCAGAAGATGTTAAAGACAATTGAAATGTAAAAAAATAAAATTTGAACACTACTGAATGTTGTTCTTTTTTTGACTTTACTTACGTTTGGTGGCACGTTTGCGTTTGACTACACGTGTACGTCTCTTGCGAGCGCCACCTGTGAGATCCACATCACCATAGAAAAAATCCCCGACACCTTCGTCTTCGTCGTCTGATCTATCTAAAACTGATCTATCTAAAATCAAATCCTTTTTCTCTAAGTATTTTAGAACCGGTTTAGCTTAAACTTCTTTCACTGCATTTTCCACTGCAGTTTTATAAGGTTTTTTGTTAACCTTCATTAGATTAACTAACCCTGTAAATCCTTCAGTCATGTCTTTCAATAATCCATCAATACCAGCATCCGTATATTTTTTAATTTGTTTAGTTACGTCCAAAATAATGTCGTCTCCAAGTACCCCACCCGAAGATTTAGTATGCGCAATACCAATTCTACTAAAGAGAAGTTTAATTGGGTCAGTGTCATCACACTTGTCAGCGTGGCATTTATTCCATAATTCAATAAATTTCATCACTTCACCAAGTAACTTAGCGTGGTCTGTTGTCTTACGGACAATCTTATTGTATCTATTAAATGACCCAGTGATTGCTTTATGGTACATATTTGTTTTCTTTTCTAAATTGTGAATTTTTGCTTTCAATTTTTCTTCGATATCTGCTTTCTCACGTTGAGCTTCCATTAGGTTGGAAATAACATCTAAATGTTTACCTTCCTCAAGAAGTTTAAGCAAATCTTTCTTTCCACTATTTTCGAATTTTTTATTTAATTGTTTTAACTTTGCTTGAGCTCCCAAATATTCCTTAATATCATTCTGAAAAATTTTTTGAATATCACCGGCACCACTCCACAAGTTTTGTAATCCCTCTAATTGATTTTTAATTTGATCTGCTGATAGCATTTTTTGTGTCAACTCTGTTTCATCATTAATGGCATTTAGACGACGACCAAGTTCAACAAGACTATCGATTTCCATACTATTACCAACTGTTGCCCTAGCGCAACTTACTTTGTTTTCTTTTGGTACCACTGCATTGACAAGACACCAAACGGTTGCATTCAAAATTTGAAATGTTTGAAGAAACTGTTGAGCTGCCTCCGCTGAATTTTTAACTTGTTCACTTAATTTAGTCGTATTTTCCACACACTTCTTGTGATCCTCGCTAGCAAGCACATTAAACTTGTTAAACATTGTTGTAACATCTTTGTTTACCTCGATTTCACCAGCGGTCGGCACTTGTGAATTAAATTTTTCTAAAGCCGATTTTGTTTGCATGGCGTAAGCATCATAAACTCCCTTCCATTCAGATTTACTTAAACCTAGGTACAGCTTCCACAAAATAGTAGGAATGGGTTCACCACCAGCAAATCCCTCTTTTGGTTTCACCAGCTCTTCTAACTCTTTCTTATTTGCAGCACTAGATTTCATCGTGATGGACTGCCCCATGATAGCTTTAAATAGTTCATTCAGTTTTTCATGATCAGAGACATCGAGTAAATTGTATAAAGGCACTTTCTCTGCATCATTTTCATACAAACGCACATATGTTTTATCCATTCTGTCTGGGTGATCTTTGTCTGGTAAATTATTTGCCATCAATTTATGTAATTCTGAATCTCTGTCACTGTGTACATTCAGAATTAATTGAACTACTGTGTCTTCTAACATAGTATTACTCAAGTATTGTGAAGTCTTATTCAACAATTCAGCAAAATTAGATTGATGTTGTCTGCTATCCTTGGATTCAGCATACATATCGCCTGCAGTATCAAGATAATTTGCGGTTGAATTAGCAATGATTTTTTTAGCACTTTCGTGGATATGCAGACAATGTTTGTTGATATTTTTGCGGCGAAGTGCTGAATCAACTGCGTAATGTTGTGCCCAATCTGACATATCACGATGAGCCCATACCACTTTTTTTAAGATGACTTCAATTGTTTGAATTAATGGTACTAGATGCTCAAGTTTTTTAGGATCGTACGTGATTAGTGGAATATCACGGATTTCAATATTACCTTTCGCTAATTCATTAAGCAAATCTTTCGAAATCTCATACTTACCATCCGCAGTCTTTGTTAGGTAATTGCCTTCGAGTTTGTCGTATAAACATTTTTGCAAACAATCAACGTACTTGGCTTTGACATTCTCGTTACTTTTAGCCAAACCAGTAATTTCAACGCCAAGTTTGCAAAGACGTGGGCACTCCACTTCCATTATACGCTTCACTAGAACACTGAGTACCTCATTTGTTTGCTTCGCAATCATACCAGCTTTCCAGTTGGCAGATTCAAGTGCATCAATATGTTGGCATCGGAGTGTGCACATCAGTCTAATGTAACTGTCAGACATATTAGCCAACATAGTTGATATAAATGCAGGCGAGCATCGATCCTTCTTCAGGAGTTCGACAATACGATCTGCAATAATATCAACTTTGGCTTCAGCGCGTTTAAGCTCAACACCACGGTAACGGAGACGAATCTGGGTCTTAAGTTCGTTCACCATTTCATCGTGAGCAGATTTAATCACACGCAAGCACTGGGATTCATCACTGACCAATGAGAATGGGTTAAAGATCATTGGGTTGAGTTTAATAGGTTCACCACCACCAAACATAATTGGTCTACTCTCAACAAGGTGACGGCTGTCGTTACTGGCAAGATCGAACACACTTTGGCCTTGGCGAGTGTTGAAAGCATTTTTGATCATTGTTTTGACAGATTTCTTCAATATGTCTTCATTTTGGGAAGATGTCATAATTTGTTGAGTTTGCTTACGGTAGTTTTCCATATTGGAATCATCTAGTTCTTCCATATATTCGTTACCAGAATGTTTGCCCTTCTTTACTAAAAACCCAGCATAATTATTGTGCTTAGCCAACTTAGCGAGTGTCGGATTATCTGCAGTCAATTGGCGAATGTAATCTTGATAGTCAGCTTCCTTAGTTGCCGCCATAATTTTAGTCAAACGAGCACGATCGACTTCCGATTGGAGTTCATTTACAGCACCATCAAGTGCTGCAATGTATTCGTTTTTGTTCAATGCATCACGAACACCATACAATTGGGTAAGTACTTTGGCATATTTAGCCTTATTGAAGCTAAGTTGCTGTTGGATTTCAGCGTAATTTAGGTAACCCTTGATTAAATTTTTTGCGGCACTAGTTGCGTGTTTTTTGCCCTTGCGAGCAGGGGATTTTGATTTACTGCGTTTTCCGCCACCGAATTGTACTAAAGCAACACCATTCTCCTTGATCGCGAAATTAAGTTCGTTATCCTTCAGAACAATATCTGTGCGTCGACGATTCATCAAATCAGATAATGCGTCACGTTCTGCAACCATTTTAACAACTTTTGGGTGTTTGAGTACCCATCCGCGGCTGTTGCTAATATTCAATGTTTGCAATGGCTGCTTGGCGACAAGAGTATCACGTTTACCGATATCAATAATTTCATTATGCAAAGATTTCATAGTTGTTTCAATTGCCTTACTTAGTTTGAGGTAACGTTGGAAAGTTTGGCGAAAGCTACCATCACTAAGTTCTTCAATGGCAAATGTAGGATCAACGCGATGATCCTTCTTAAACTCTGAAATGGATTCAGCTAGTTTCGGAAGTAGTTTTGTTTTTAGAACATTCTCCATGCTAATCAAATCTCCCATCAAACGTTCCTGGAAAACAAGTTGGGCTTGAATGTCGCCAACAAACTTTTGGTTACTAATGTTAACCATGAGATCATACTGATTCACATCATAGTTACCAACAAGGTCTTCCTGGCAAACCTTTACGGCTTCGATGAGTAAAAGAACATTGTTGCATTTCAGAGTACGATCGAATTGCAATTTATCAAATCGTTTGAGTGCCATGAGAAATTCGGTTACTAACTTTTTATAATCTGGATTATTGATCAAGTGATACATAATCTCGATTTTATCTTTAGTATTCAAGACATTTTGTTCGAGAAAACGGAACTTGAGTTTACTCAGTTTTGTCATGCTAGTATAAATAGTTCTTAATAAACTAGTCATCTCATGAGTAGATTTATAGTAGCTAAGCAATTCATTTTGAATATGGTCTACAAGGCGTCCGTGGGCATTCTTGAGAGATCGAATGTCATCCTTGTAATTGTCAAGGCTTTGAACTAAAGCATCATTAACAATTTTTAAATTTTTGAAATACAATGCATGCATTTGTTGAATTTTATTATACATAGTAATGTATTCAAATACATCTTTTTCTAGATCTCTCATAAGAGGTGTTTTGTTGATATAATCAATATACCTGTCTACGAAAAGTTTGTCCATTTTTTGGCAAAATAATTACTGTAATAAATATCAAGATAAAAATTTTTACCTTACATTATTCCAAGTGAAATGAAAACAATTGCAGATCCTGAAAAATGTTATGTTGGAAATAAAGTAGACAGAAAAACTTTTCTTACTTGTTACGACAAAAACCTATTGATTGAACTGATTAATGGTTACAATCATGTTTATTCAGATGACCCAATTGAATACAACAATGGAACAATGGATACTAAAGAATTGTGGGATTTAATCGAAGCAAAAATGTATTCAAAATATAAATGCCAAAGTGAATGGTGTTGGATAGATCAAGATTTCATCCAATCATTACACTATGATGTCCAAAAATTACTCAAAAAAAAAGTATTTAAACCAATAATGCCAAAATCTAAATACGCCTGGCTATCAAGTATTGATATTCTCGATATTATGAGAGGATATGAAGATCTGTACCCTGATTTTAAATTTTACGGACCTTATCCACGAGATTTCCAAAAATTTTTAAATATTTATACTGAAATGAAAGATTTTGATTTAGCTACTCAATTTCTAAATCAATACAAACGTATTGGATTTATTTTTAATTTAGATTATCAGCGCGGACCAGGAACACATTGGACAGCATTATTTATTAATCTCAAAGATAAACCCTATACAATTGAATATTTTGATTCAGTTGGTAATATTGAGCCTGGTGATGTTGAAAATGGCGGTGGAAAAAAGAGAATTGATCGTGATTCCAAAGTTCCAACTGAATTCAAAAAATTTATATTAGAAAATGTCTGCACAATGGATGTAAATGGTGCAGCTATTTCCGTTATTGAATCAAAAAGATTAGGAGGGATCAATATTCCAGTACCCCAAAAAACAAACTGTCCATTGAAAGTTGAAAACTTTATTGACATTGTACGTGGCACAGCTGCATTCAATTTTAATTCCGTCTTAAAACCTAAATACTCAACAATTCGTCACCAAAAAAAAGATACAGAATGCGGTGTGTATGCTGTCAATTTTATAGTAGAACGCCTAAATGGAAAAAGTTTTGAAGACATTGTAAATAATATTATTTCCGATGACGAAATGAATAAAAAGCGAGAAACGACATTTTTTCGCCCTCGTAGTTGAAAGTTACTTAAAGTTTTTTAATTTAATTTAATTTAATTTAATGAAACGTGGTAGAGACGGTTATTATTATCAAATTGATAAGACAAGTTGTGGTCCAATAGCAATAATTAATGCAATTAACGATGTTGAAGGTACAATAGATCCAATCAAACATACCCTTCAGCGTATTAAAAAAAAATGCAAAACTACTAACTTATGTGGCACTTCAATTCAAAATTTTGAGCGAACACTTAAAAAATATGTGAAGTGCAAAATTATAAAATCAAAATCTTTAAGAATAATAAATCAATCCTTAAAAAAAGGGAAATCACTCGTTTTTATTTATCCATTTAATAATAATAATCCAATTGGTCATTTTGTTTTTATTAATGAAAAATATAAAATGATTAACGCTGGAATTGATAGTAATTGGAATAAATTATATAACAAATTATTAAAAAATACAAATACTAAACTGAAACCTATTGGGTGGATTTTATGCAAAAAAGAAAAAGAAAATCTTACTTAAAATCGGCATACCAGTGGGCTGGCGCTTCTCTACCAGCATAAGTAAAATCTGGTTGAGCACGATGCCAAGATTCAATCTCAAGAACATTGTCGCTCAAATGTTTTGCACCTAACTACAGAAGACGTGCAAACTCTCCATCGTCCACTACAACGACACTTTTTGGCTCAACAAAGTGACTCGTGACAGAACATGTCAGAAAGTATGCAACCAATGTACCATCCAAACCGATATTACTCCTGAATCCAGCCCCCAGACAGAAATTTGGGTCGAGTTTGTCAGGATTATTCAATCTGATAAGTATCCGAGCGAGAATACGCACAGCAATACTGCTGTTCTTGTACTCATGGTTGAGATAGGTTGTGTACATAGCCTTCACTAACCCACGCATGGTGCCATCCCTGTATGCGGTATCTAGATCAGTACGATGCTCAGGGGTGACATTGAATGTTCTCCGGTCTACCCAGAGAACTTCGTACATCGCCACGCTTGGTGTACGTTAATTAAATATAAAAAATTTCGAATTTAAATTATCATTTTTTTCTCTTATTTACTGAGGTACCTATTGACCGTAAGACATTTTCTGTAGGATTTTTAATTAAATAAATGGCACGAATGCAAGCGCATCAAGGACTGTGATTTCTTTAATGCTTATAGCGTCCAGTGAGCAGAAGCGGGCGATCGACCCCCCCTGCATTGTAGACCCGTCCGCGCCACATGGCAAATTCGCCATCTCGAGCTGCATCGGGAATCGAAGAGTCAATCCACATGGTTGCGCCATTTACTTTGAGCATATAACGCTGTTCTGGATACCACATCATGCTTTCCTCATACCTTACCCCTAAGGATGTAATCTTGATAATCCTCCACATCGTCCCGCAAGGAGATTGACCAAAACTCAAGGAATCACCAAACGTATCGAAAATACTTATGAATGTCCATCCTTGTGTTCCCGGTAGCAACATTGGTATATCTCTGCAAAAATGTCGGTAAAACATCCAGTTCAGCCAGTAGTGCCAAGGCTCGTAGCATGATGGAATTGGTTGTGTGTCTGATGGAGGAAACTTATAGAATGGATCCACAAACTCGCGCAACGAGAGCGGCGCATGGGGTAGCCTCCTGGCAAGCTCTCTTTGGATGCCAGGTCTCCAGAATTCTTTGCGCTGGACAATCTTCCTAAATTTCTTGCTCACATTACTCAACACCCTGGCATAAAGCCATGCGTAACAACCGAACACATGAGCCAGCAGCGAAATGGGGAGACTCTCCCACATGTTTATGCGTAACGTTAATTAAATGTAAAAAATTTAGAATTTAAATTATCATTTTTTTCTCTTCTTTACTGAGGCACCTATTGACCGTAAGACATTTTCTGTAGGATTTTTGATTAAATCAATGGCACTCAAGTCTTGGATAACTGCTACCATCTGCGCCTGCTCACATGGGTCTTGAATCATTTCAATAGCATGCCAATCTTGCTCAACGGCCAAAATTTGTGTAAACTCTCGTGGATTTTGAGACCATTGGATAGCACGCCAATTAGTCCTTACTGCATGAGGTTCAAGATATGGTTTGGCAGTTGCTGGAATTTGCTCGAAACATTTCCAATTATTTGTAATATCACATTTCATAATAATTATCCAATCTATTGGAGAAAACATGTAACCGTTCCTTTTCAAAATTTTCCACATCTCTTCTCCATAGTAGTTAACGGCATAACGTAATTTTGCGACAAATGTTGACCTTACACTGGCTGTCAAACAATGTGGATGAATATTAATAATGTTACACACATTATCATTTATAGCGAAAAATTGCATCTCTTCGGGTGGGTTTTTTACGAACCTAATCCGCCACGACTCTTCCATTACATACTTCCACTGAAGTTCTAGTGGGAAATGTTCATATGCACCATTTTTAGACCAGCCATCCGTTATTTTGCACATCATATATTTTAAGATATTTTCTGATGGATTGTTGATAAATTGCACGGCATTTTCTGGACCATACCGTTCGATGACAAACAATTGCAAAGTCAATGTTTGAGGTTTAAATTGGAGAAATGATTGAAGGCAATCGAATAAATGCATAATTCTGGCAATGTACCGCAAAATGTCTTTTGGAATTATGCGCAACACCCTTGTATCATTGTCCCGATCAGCATTTGCCAGCACAGTAACCAACTTGAGTAACTCACTACGCGTAGCCATTTTGGAAAATCTCGTAAAACATTAGTAACAGAACCCGATATTTTTTTTTTCAATTTAACAAAAAGAAAAATCAAGTTCTGTCTCCAATGTTATGGTTACATGTTTCTGTAGTCCCGCACAGGGTATGAATCTCGCTGTCAATCATAGGTGTTCGCCCTTCAAACTGCAACTTGTAGCACGAATCACAGCCTGAATCGCAATATCCGCAGCAGTAAATTGTCTTGCTCGCAGGGGATTCGCAAAAATGGCAGAGGTCCTGGTCCTGGAGGCCGAGGTGGTCCTCCATTTTGTTTCGAAACATTTCATAATAGAAAAATTTAACTTTAAAAATTTTCATTTTTTTCTATTACGTGTGTGTATTTTTTGTATTTTTTATTTTATTGCTTTAAATTAATTACAATAATGGCAGAACGTAGAATGTTTAGCATTGAAGAGCAGACTCATATGTCGAAGCCTACTAGAAGAGAAATTTTAGCAAATTTAGGCCAGGAAGGGGCATTAGACCGCCCGGCTATCCCACGTAATGAATTTTTTGATAATAATAATATTGCACGTATTGTTGAAAAAGTACAGGACAATATTCCGAACATGATTGTTGATAAAAATTTCGTACATGAAGTCCTCGAACTTATGAAATGTATTCATAAAAGTCGCCCTAATTTTCAGATGGAATTAAACGAATTAAATTCAGTGACTGTTGAAAATATCCTTCACAATATCCAATGTGGCGATAAAATTAATACATATAAAGAACCCGCTGAAATCCAAAGCCGTAAACCATCTAGTTACTTATACGATGTTAAATATATACCGAAACAGAAAAAATCTGAGTTTGCTGATGTCAGAACAGCTTCATCACTAAGTCAAAAAAATAATGTATTAGTGAAAGAAATCAATCCGATTACAACAGTAATGCCGAGAGACATTCCAACCAGTACTTTATATAGCACATCAAAACAAACAAATAATTACCGTGAATTCTTTGTCCACATTGATTCACGTGACCGCGACGTATTTGCATACCCATCAGCAAATCGGTATGCAATCAAATTATTGAGCGGTCTAGCTAATTCTGGATTTGTGAGCGATCTTGATCAGCGGCATGTTAAAGATGTTGTTGAAGTACGATTAATTGATGCTATCATTCCAAATATATTTGTTAGTTCCACAGCGCTTCCGAACTATAAACAATCATATATTTTTATGTCAATTGATGAGTTTGGAGGAGAATCATATTCTACCAATAGATCTGGTAGGAGATTATTTGGTAAACTACGGTTTGCCCTTGGAAGTTTACCTATTCCACAAATTTCATTCGTTAATATGGAATGTGAAGGATGTGTGCGTAAATGGTGGTACAAAGATCCTCGTGGAGAATACCAAAATAACCAAACACCTTATCCTAAATTAGATACAATGACAATTAATCTTCTTGATTATGACGGATTACCGTTTAATTTTGGTCAAGATACATTGAGTATCATTTCTATTACCCCAGTCGGTCCATTAACACATATTGAAACAGCTTCTCCTCATGGTCTCGCAACAAATGACCTGATTTACTTAAGAAATGTTTTAAATCCTGTACCCCCACTTGGCGATGGACTTGTAAATGGAAATTTAACAACATCATCTGGATTTTTGGTTAATTCTATTGTTACGTCGACTGAAATCACGATTCAATTTGATTCGAATAGTTTGGGGCCATTCCGCCTACAGACAGCAATGCTAGTGAAAGCTAATCTTCAGCATAGTTTAACATTCATGATCCGATCAATCGGTGGAAGTTAATTTGAAAAAAAGAGCTTAAAAGAATCAACCGTTGATTTTTTTAATGAAAAAACATAATAGTAAACGCGATACTCAGTGGGGACAATTTCAATTCGAAGAATCTGAAATGATGGATATTGACGAAAGCGGTTACAATTTACAAAAAAAGAAAAAAAAAGAAAGTAAACCAAGTAATATTACAGATTTTATAGAACCCAACCCTATTTATGATTTTTCAATTATTGATAGAAAAATAGAAGAAATTAATGCAATACTTGAAGAACTCTATAAACTTAAAGAATATTTTGAACAAGTAGCACCAAAAGAAAGAGGTTTTTGTAGTTACCTGGCTTAAAAAATGTAATACTGCCACGATTACAACTAAGCAATTCTATATTATCTGTTGTAATCCAAATTGGAATAAATTAATTGGCACGATTGTCACTGAAAAAAAATATATACTAACAGACAACCAATATAAACAATTGAAAAGTCATTTACTACCAGTAATGGGCGTGACGCTAGTGTTAAAAAGTTTTTCGATAAACTGTCTGAATGAATTGTTAGTTTGAATTATTTCTTTCATTTTAATAATAATATCTTCAATATATTTTCCTTCATGCCACATTTTTTTCCATACTTTTTTGTCTGTCAAAGAAATTAATTTTTCATTAACTTTTTGAATTAAATATTCTGAATTTAGTGTATTGATGTATTGAAATACAGTGTTGTCTATTTTTGTATTTGAGTTAATAATATTTTTTAACAGTACATTATTAATTATCAATTTACGTTTTTTCCCTATCCAAGGTAGTGGTACATCTCCAAAATCGATATGCACAAGTCGCAATTTTGAGTCACTGTCAACACGTAATAAAATATTATGTGCTGCAACATCCCACATCCCCATTAATGGAATGAGTACCCAAAATATTTGCCAATCAAATGCACTTAAATATTCGAATATATCATTAAAATGCGAACCTAAAACAATATTTAAGGGCAAACAATTTAAATATTGTTCTGATAATGACGTTAAGTGTGAAAAAATATTAATGTCTGTATTACTTGAATTGAAAATAACTAAATCTTCGAAAATACCTTTAATTAAACTTTGACAATGTAACTGTCCAATTTCTATTTTAGGAAAATATTTTTGTACATCTAATTGTTCTATTAATATTTTAATAATTCTGTATCGTGAAATGTCTTCTTGATTCAATGGAATGAATCTTTTTTTTGGTGACCCAAAAATATCAAATAAAATAATAATAGGTGTTGCAATCGGATTAATTTGTGTATTCAATTTGATTTCATAATCTTGGATTTCAGACTCTTCAATACTTACTTTTACTATATTTTTTTGAGATTTTTTAAGAGTATTTGACTGAATTATATGTGGCTGCTTTTCAATTATAATAAGTTTCAATGCTGACATACTTAATATCATATTAGTTCTTTTTTTTTTACTAAAGGTATATTAATTATGTCGGCTCAATTAGTAAAAACAAATAAATTAATTGTTCTTCATGAAACATTATTAAATGGTCACACGTGTATTAAACGGACTGGTGGATGTGGTAATGGTTTACGTGTTGAAACTCAAGCTATATTCGATGATGATATTATTGTTGATACAATAACTGAAAGAACTGCTGATCACGGAGTAATAATTGAAGATGTCTTAATAAAAGATGGTAATATATGTATTCCTGGAACACTCCAAGTTGACACAATTATTGAAAAAACATTAGATCATGGCGTTCTAATTGAAGGGGTATTACTCAAAGATGGTTTAATTTCAGTCCCAACACCTGGTATAGCATCATGTATTCAAAATAATATTCTTAGTACACTCGTCTGCGCTAATAATGATGATACTGTCACAATGCTTGTAAATTATCAGCCAAGTTTTAGATTAAGTACTACTTCAATTGCACTCGGAGCAAATGCTCAAACAGGTATAGTAAGCACTACTGATAATATTATGATTGGTGTCAATGCTGGTAATACATCTATGACACTTGGTAGAAATATTGGTATGGGTTCTAATGCATTAGTTGCAAACACAATTGGCACTGAAAATATAGCTATTGGTTACCAGTCAATGATTAATAATACATCTGGTATTAATAATACATCAATTGGATCTAATACAGGTACTAGTAATGTAACTGGCTCTGGAAATACATTTTTAGGACATCAAGCAGACTGTATTGGAGTTGTTTCCAATGCTGTCTGTGTCGGTCAAAATGCGAAAGCAAGTTGGAATGGATCTGTTGTTCTCGGTAATGGTATTACTGATATTGCTGGACCGTCAGCAGGTCTGTTTTCATTTCATAGATCACCTGCAACACCAATAATTAATCTTGCAGGATGGGTAGCGGGTACTAATGAATTAGTAGAAGCTACGACAAATGCAACAATCCCAAGTCTTACTGTTAATAATTTAACTGTCACGAGTTCGCTTAATTTGCTAATTAATAATGTGTCGACAGTGTCGACATATTTCCCACTGTTCACTACAGGTGCTGGTACAATGCGGCCACTAAATGTTGATACATTATCATTTCAATATATTATTGGTGCTGCCAATTTTAATTCACTCAATCTTGGCGCATCTATTGCAATCGGAACAACAAATAGTAATGCTACAGCTGGATTCGGAAATTGTATAGCAATCGGCACAGCTGCAAATACAGGTGCAAGTTCTGATAATATTATGCTTGGAACAAATGCAGGAAACGGTACAATGACCGGTGGCCAAAATATTGGAATTGGTACAAATGTTTATACTAGTGGTCCAACATCAGGTATTTCAAACACAAGTGTCGGTTTTTCAGCAATGAGAGATATTACAACTGGTTATGAAAATTGTGCATTTGGTATATTGTCATTACAAGCACTCACAACCGGACATAATAATATTGCAGCTGGACACGCTGCCATGAGTAATACTACTGCCGCATCAAATAATTGTGCAATTGGTGTACGTGCATTACAATTTTGTACTGGTGATTTCAATTGCGCTTTAGGTTACCAGGCTTTAATCAATAGTTCAAATAGCAATATTGGTATAGGTTATCAAGCTGGGCAAACTATTACTTCCGGTATTAAAAATATTGTTATTGGTGATGATGCAAATGCTGCTGCAACTTCGGATAATGGTATTATAATTGGCACCTTAGCAAAATCGGGACCTACAAGCAATTCGATTATGATTGGTTCTTCTGCCGGAAATCTAGTAATGACTGGTGTCCATAATATTGGACTGGGTTCTAATACTTTAAATTTAATTACAACAGGGGATAATAATACAGCAATTGGGTTTCAAGCCGGAAATACTCTAGTATCAGGTAGCAATAATACATGTATCGGTAATGGTGCACAACCATCAGCTATAAGTGTTTCTAATGAAATCACTCTAGGTAATTCATCTGTCACTACTGTACGCAGTTTTGGTGTATACAGTTGGTTGTCAGACAGACGGGATAAAAAAGATATTCAACCTATTGATTCTGTATTAGATTTTGTATCTAAACTTCGTCCAGTATTATTTAATTGGAATATGCGTGATGGGGGTAAACTTGATGTTTCAGATATTGGATTTATTGCCCAAGATATCCAAATGGCTCAAGAAATGTCAAAATTTACTGTCCCTAGATTAGTTCATGATGCAAATCCAGAAAAATTAGAAATTTCACCAGGTCAATTATTACCAATTCTAGTTAAAGCCATTCAAGAATCATTAGTAATGATCGAAAATTTAAATAAACGTATTGAAAAACTTTAATTCAGTAAAAAACATCTTTTTTTTTCACTCAAGTATATTAAATAATGACAACTGTTAATTATGGCAGAAATATAGTTACAAATCCAACAGCTCAAGGTATTACTGTTGACGGCCTTTTAATACAAAATGGGTTTGTCGGACCAACTGGTGTTAAAGCAGGTTATCTTAATAATACTCCAATTGCTAATATTAGTCCTGCAATCAATAATGTTTTATTTTATGATGGATCAAATTGGGTTCCAACTAGTTCTTTACCAAGTTTAACAATTACAAATCCGCCAATGGCAACTACTGACGCTGTTAATAAAGAATATGTTGATGCTGCTGTAACAAGTTTAAATGTACATCCCGCATGCCGTGTTTATGGTGGCGATTCTGATAGCAATTTAGTTGCAGGCCTGTATGCAAACGGCCTGCCAGATCCTGCTGGTGGTTTTGGTATTGGTGCAACTTTAACTGATAACACCAGCGGATCAGTATTAGTTGTTGATGGAGTGACACTAGTATTAAATGATCGTGTTTTAATTGATTTTATTACAATGTCAAATAAAATATATAATGGAATTTATACTCTAACAACTTTAGGTGTTGGTGGAATGTCTCCTGTTAAATGGGTTTTAACTAGAGCAACTGATAGTGATAATAGTCCTGCTGGCGAATTAGGTCCAGGTGATTTTACATTCGTTTATGATGGAAGTCCAACATATAAAAGTACGAGTTGGGTACAAACATGTATTGGTACAGGTTTGCCACCTACTAGTGGTACAATCAGAATTGGATTAGAAGATGTCTGCTACACACAATTTAATGCAGCTGGATCGGGTGTATCATCATTCAGTGCCGGGACAACTGGATTCACTCCAAACTCAGCAGTTGGTGGGGCAATTACATTAAGCGGAATTTTAGTAGTTGGAAATGGAGGAACTGGTGTGAGTACTGTTCCTACTAATGGCCAATTACTTATTGGTAACGGGACCGATTATACAGTAGCAAATCTATCTTCTGGCACCGGAATTTCAACTACAGTTGGTGTTGGGACTTTGCAAATTAATAATACTGGTGTTACCTCATTTAGTGCTGGTGCAACTGGATTAAGTCCAAATATGCCAACTAGTGGTGCAATCACATTATCTGGTACATTAAATGCTCTCAATGGAGGAACGGGAACAGCTGTAATTCCTAACAATGGTCAACTACTTATTGGTAACGGAATCGATTATACAGTAGCAAATTTATCTTCTGGTACTGGAATCTCTACTACAGTTGGTTCGGGGACTTTACAAATCAATAATACTGGTGTCACCTCATTTAACGCAGGAACAACCGGATTCAGTCCAAACATACCAACATCAGGTGCAATCACATTGTCCGGTACATTGAATGTAATTAATGGTGGAACTGGAACAGCTACAATTCCTACTAGTGGTCAATTACTTATTGGTAATGGGGTTGATTATACAGTAGCAAATTTATCTTCTGGTACTGGAATTTCCACTACAGTTGGGTTAGGGTCTTTGCAAATTAATAATACTGGTGTCACCTCATTTAGCGCTGGGACAACCGGATTCAGCCCGAATATGGCGACTACTGGTGCACTCACACTAAGCGGTACACTCAATGCGACTAATGGTGGAACTGGAACGAATACAATTCCTATCAATGGACAATTGCTTATTGGTAACGGGGTCGATTATACAGTAGCAAACGTATCTACTGGGACCGGCATTTCAACAACCGTTGGAGCGGGGACTTTGCAAATTAATAATACTGGTGTCACCTCATTTAGCGCTGGGACAACCGGATTCAGCCCGAATATGGCGACTACTGGAGCAATCACACTAAGCGGTACACTCAATGCGACTAATGGTGGCACTGGTCAATCTGCTTATGCTATTGGCGATATTCTATACGCTAATACTACAACGACACTCGCCAAGCTTCCAGATGTAGCAACAGGTAATGTTCTTCTCAGTGGAGGCATTGGTACTGGCCCGTCGTATGGAAAAGTAGATTTGACTACTACTGTTAGTGGAATCCTTCCATCTGCTAATGGAGGCACTGGTGTTAACAATGGTGCATCCACTATTACTCTCGCCGGTTCACTAACTACTGTCGGCGCTAATCCCCTCACTCTCACAACAACTGGTAGTACAAATGTTACCTTACCAACTAGCGGTACATTGCTTACATCAGCAACTGCAGTAACATCATTTAGTGCAGGAACAACTGGATTTAGCCCGAATATGGCGACAACTGGAGCAATTACATTGACTGGTACACTCAATGCTATTAATGGTGGAACTGGCCAATCAATTTACACTGTCGGCGATATTCTATACGCTAATACAACAACGACACTTTCTAAGCTTGCAGATGTGGCAACTGGTAATGTTCTTCTTAGTGGTGGCATTAATACTGCCCCATCATATGGAAAAGTTGATTTGACTACAACTGTTAGTGGAATCCTGCCATCAGCTAATGGAGGCACTGGTGTGAACAATGGTGCATCCACTATTACTCTCGCCGGTTCACTAACTACTGTCGGCGCTAATCCCCTCACTCTCACAACAACTGGTAGTACAAATGTTACCTTACCAACTAGCGGTACATTGCTTACATCAG